ATGGGCCGTTTTTCTACTACTTGAAATAGCGGCCACGGAATTTCTCGCGCGCTATTTCCAGCGCGCCCCGTGCTGTGTTGCCTCGTTGTGTCGCGCCCTGTGCAGTGCCGCCCCGCATTTCTGTGCAGTGCCGCCCTGTGCAATTCTGCCCCGTAGAAAATGTGCCCCTAGAAAATGTCTCGCGACAATTCTGCCGATAACCAGAGTTATCGGCAGTGCAATTCTCACAGCGATACGGGGCACTAGCAGGATCAATACCGATAACTAGTGTGCCGGTTTTTGAAATGAACACAGCGCGCCGGCAAATACGTCAGTCCCCTATTGTTGGGACCATTTTTTTGAAAGGGTGGAATAGCGCGGAAATTCACTCCATCCCGTTCTAGAATATATAGAAAATCTCAACCAGCTAGGGACTGGCATTTAGGTCAGTCTCGTAAATTAACACTCTAGTCTAAGTCCCGTTCTAGAATATATAGAAAATCTCAACCAGCTAGGAACTGGAATTTTAGGTACCATCTAACCAATTAACCCAGACCCTAAGCCTCTAAGCCTCTAAGCCTCCAGCCTTTTCGCCTACAGATGCAGACCCCTCTATCTGGCACTACCTCAATTACTTCCTCCTCCACCCATTACTTATCGCTATCTTCCTACAGGCGAAAGTAGGATAAGGGTGCCCTTACAACAGCAGGTAGGACCCCCTATATAGGGGGAGAAGGAGTTTTATTATTTTTTTATATACTCTTTCTCTCTCTGTCCCCCTCTCTGTCCCCCTCTCTGTCCCCCCTCCCGCGCCCCCTCCCGCCCCCCCGAGGCGTAATCAAATATTAGGAATAGGTAATTAAGAAAAATATGCTCTGACCTGCGGAAACAGGCCAATCTTTTAAAATTTGCCGACCACTTAACTACTGCGATCGCCGACTTACCCCCCCTTTGAGCCCCGTCGGGACTGGCATTCGGGGCCGAGAAATAGCGAATCACACGTTTGTAAGGCAGAATTACAGGCAGCCGACAGACGGGTCTGGGGTTATTGGCGGAAATGTCGGAGACTGCATGAGGCGTGATTGTTTAGAGACTGGATCGTGACAGTGGTGTGGGGGGTCTAAACTTGAAGTACAGGCTCTGTCGGTAGTCGGGAATTATTTTGAGCACGAAAAAACCGCCAGCTAGCTAGTTCTGGCGGTTTTTTCTCGCGGTAAATCTATTCAGTTATTCTTGAGCTGAGCCTGCTGGATTTTCTCCTCCCAGAAATCGTAATGCACCGGATCGACAAACCTGTCGAGCGGCCTGCCTCGTCCCAGCTTGATGCGCTCGTAGTGCAGAATTACGTCGTCTCGTACTAGCGACTTCAGCAAGAAATCATAGTCCCGCACGGAGTACGTGGCTCCCAGTGACTGAGATACCCGCTGCTTGAGCACAGACGGCGTAATTCCCTCGCGGCCCGACTTGACGATGTTTTTCATGATCGCCTTCTGGTGGCGCTCGTCGGAGCTTTCCGCCAGCGCGGCAATACTCTGCCCGCCGTTGACGTCCACAATCCACTGCACCAGACGTTCAGCCAAATCCAACGCCTGATCCGTGATGTGGTCGGTTTTGTAAAGCGCACACGCCAGCAGCGTCAGCTTTTTGTACAGCAGGTGTACACGCTGCAAACCATTAATGTGCTCCTTCGGGAAAATGTACTGGTCACAGAACGCGAGAAACCGGTCACGCTCATTGACGCGCGCAAATTCCACCGTGCCGCCGTTGTGGGTTTTCATGTCGCTAGCCCACGTCCGGATATCCACCAGATACGGCACGATCGGGTCCAGGTCGATCGGCTTAATCAGCGCCTGCCGCTTCTTGTGGTTGCCCGGAATAAAGAGCCATCGGTTCAAGAAGCCCGAGGCCGCGTCATTAGTACCCGAGAACAGCGTCTCCAAAACCTCTGGCTGCACCGAACTGAGAACCGAGCCAAAAGGCAGGTCCGCCTCGTAGCTGCCGTGCGACAAAGAGCTACCGCCGACCGTCATACCGCAGTCGTAAATTTCGATCAGCGTAGTTTTGATAGTGCTGCCCTTATTGTCGGCCTTGGTAATCAGCGCGGACAGTTCCTCGAATTCAATCAAACCCCTGACAGGATGCACCACCTTCTTTTTCTGCACACGCGGTGCCTTGACGCCCGGAGTTAAGGCCGGAGGCACCGAGCTAGCCGGGTCGTCACTTTCGTGGATGAAACTCTTGGTAAGAACTTCACCAGAACCGGGCTGGACCACGCGCTTAATGCCGTCAGTGAACGGATCATCCTTGTCGAATTTGATATCATCATGCGCCATCAGGCGTTTGATATACCCCATCGAACGGGACTTTCCAGCACTGGTGGCACCGTTCAGGCACACAAAAATATTGCCGTGTACCGGCGGGCTGTCGGCAAAAGTCACGTCACGCCCGATCAGCAGGCCCAGCAAGACCATGAAATTCCAGAAGTGGTATTCCTCTGCAATATCATCTTGCGACACCAGCTCCAGATATTCCCGCATTCCGGTGCCGTTGTCGAGAAAATCCCGCCACGGAAGCTCCGGAACAAACATATCCTCCGGCGACTCGATCCCGAAATCGTACGGATTTTCTGAATCGCGGTGAGCACCCTGCACGACCGGCTCCTCGGCGGCAAAACCCGCCGGGAACTGCACCACATTAGTTTTGGAGCGATTTTTCTGGTGATCCTGCGTCCGGTACCAATTGCCGTCTGATGCTTGGTGAAATTCCCAGCCAAGGTTCAGCAACTTATTGGCGTCATACACAGCCTGGTGCAGCTTATCTGCCGGGCAGCTAGTGTCAGCTCTGGCATAACCCTGCTTGTAGGCAATCAGATTAAAAATGTCGCCGCCTGCTTCACAGCCGAAGCATTTGAAAACATTCGTCGCAGTGTTGATGCTCATGCTGGGATTACGGTCGCCGTTGCTGTGACCGTTCTCGTTAAAACATGAAACCTGCGTCTCGGTGCCGCGCGTATTCAGTACAGTCTTGCCAGGAAAAAGCCTGCCGTACACTTTGAGCAGGTCGATCCCCTTCAATTCCTCCTTTGCTCCGTCTTTCTGGGTGGTTCCCGCGTTCCCTTTAAACTGGGCCAGGGTTGTTCCACCCGCGAGCGCCGCCGTCCCGGCAGAAGCAGGCTCAGGCTGTTTCTGCTGGTCAGAGCGGGGCGTCAGCGCGGTGAAACGCCGACCGTCGGACGGATCGGTCATGCGACACCGCGGTTCCGGCGGTGAGCGACGGCTCCGGCGGGGTGAATGCCGGATTCTTCGTTGCGCCTCTGCACGTAATTCTGCCAATCCTTCTTGCGGCACGCTTTGCACGCCGACTTACGACCATCTACCTTTGTTTTGTCTAGCGAAAAGTATGCCTGGTCTTTCTTTTCGCCACACTTGCTGCACTGCTTGAGTTTTCCGGTGATCGTACGCGGGTCCACCGCACCGACCTTTACGAAACCCGGCTTCACGACCGCGTAACTGGAATTGCAGGTCTTGCAAATGTTCCGGTAGCCGTCTTTTCGGGTTGCGTCACGATTAAAATACTGGATCGGCAGCGTTTCGTGACATTTTGTGCATTCTTTCTCAGTGATGTTGTGTTCTGGCTCGTTATTCACGGTTTTCCTCCTGTTCTGGCTTGTTTTTACGGGGTTATTTGGACATTCTGTGTTCAATTTCAGGGTAAATTCCCATTAAACACCGGTCACATGTCTCGGTTTTTGCAGCAGTGTCAGTACATCTCAGCGGCGAATTTCCGCACAGAGCACAGCTAAATAGATCAAAATTGAAGCTCATGAGGGGTTGAACTCCTAAATTATCGCCCGTATTTGTTTGCATGTTGCTGTACATATTCTCCAAATAACATTCTCCTTGCTTCACTTTCTGTCATAGTCATGTCGCCAGGGGTATGCCCGTCGACAAAATCGCGAATCATTTTCTCTTTTTCGCCTGGTTTATAAACAGAATCATCATCCACATCCGGATCGGCATAAAAAGTCACCTGTGCGTACCCGGCCAGGACAGACTGTGCGGCACCGCTAGCTGGGTCTGTGCGGGTAATAGTCGCCGGGCCAGGCATTGTTGTGGAAACAATATTTACAGCCTGCTGCGGGTAATCGGCCCGATAAAGCCGGTGACCACGCATGGAGCGCTTGGTATGCGGGTATTCAATCAGCCTGACCTTTTCGCTCAGGTGAATTGTTGCCTCAGCAGCGATGCTGGCCTTATGCAGCGGAGTATTAAGTGTCAGCCGATCAATAGTTAGGTCTTCGCTTTTGAGGTCTTCAATCCTGCGCAACAGGAGCTTCTTATACAGCTCCGACTCTTTGACGAACTGGGCGTCAAATTTTTGAATCAGCTTCGTACTGAAAGTGACATTTATGTAGGTACTCTTGCCGGTCAGGGCAATATCGTTGAGCTTGACCCCCGCGACAATCATGTCATCGTCAATATTGCTGACCAGAGTTTCAAGCTGGTTGCTGATATTAGGCGTAGTATTTACTACAGCTGAGCGTCCTGCGTATTTAAGCGGCGGCACGCTAGGTCCGGTCATTCTATTGGGCAACGCAAGACGATCCACTGTTTCTACGTCCACCGTGAGCGGAAAGGCCAGCATTCGCGCACCCTTGCTTGCGGTGGGGATTTCAAGCGTGTCATTATCGGTGGCAGTAATATCGTAGAGTCCGCGTAGATCATTAATTTCAATCGGGCTAAGCGGGCTCTGCTGTACCGTATGGAGCATAATCTCCGAGAACATGTGTTCCATGCCAGCCATACCCGGCGCTGTTACTACGTTTGCATTATCAATAGCGACGCGGCGCGAGTGCTGTTTGCTGGCAATATAGCAATCCAGCGAACAGTAGAAGCTGTGATAAACCCGGCGGTCGTCGGTGTTGAAGTCCTCAAAATAGTGCGTGAGGCTCATAAAGTGGTAATCGCTCCCGCTGTAATTAATCAGCGGAAGCGCAAAAATCTCTTCGCCCGTATACACAGCGAATTCGTCGCACGACCTGCTGTCGCAATGCACCGTGGTGACCTTAATATCGGCCAGGCCCTGTAGGTGTTCGCGCTTAATTTTGATTGCCATGATTTCTCCTGTGATTAAACCTGGTTCAGCAAATTTTCCAGCACCGGCAGCGGCTGGGCTGGCTCCAGGCTGTAATTGCTGTTGTGAGTGTCGATAATAAATCCGGGCTTGCCAGATTTGCGGTTAATCCCCAGCTCCATCCGCATCAGGTTACCGAATCCGCCTGGCTCTACGCTGTTCTGCTTGGGGAAGACCTCTAGATCGAACAGACAGAAAAGTTCGCACGCAGGGTTGCCCTGGAAATTAATCCCGGCGCTGTTCTTGGGCAACCAGAAGTAGCCCATTTCCTTGAGCACCCAGAGTGCCGCTTCTCGCAAATCGCTAGCCAGGCTGACCTGACCAGGGTGAATAAATCCGTAGACATGCACACCCTTGCTGCCAGAAAACGTAGCCATCGTATGGAATCCGGCGCGTTCAATTCTGTACGTCAACAACTGCGTCATTGCGGCGAGTTGCCAGCGCAGCCACGGGTCCTGACCGTCGGTTTTGGTCCAGTGTTCGCGAGGGTTATTGAGCTGCTTGGTATTTTTGGTGGTGAAATCCAAATCGAAGCAGAAGAATTTCGCCTTGTCGCCATTCAGCACATAATGTCCGCACGTGTCTTGGCCCAATAAATGCCACTCCATCACGCCGTAGGTCCATTCCTTGAAAACCGGCGCAATCGGCGGGTCCGGTTCCTGTGCAAATGTCGGCGCGGGGTTGCAGCTCGCGCACGGGCACCCGTCGGCGTGCAGCGGCGCGTACCCGCCGTGCTGGCGCTGGATGGCGACCACGTCGGGCCGCGCGATGAGTAGGCGCGAGAGCGCGCCCTGTAGGTGCCTGTCGCGGGGGTCGAAGAGTAGGGTCACAGCGGTGAGCCTCCCAGGGTCGAGGGGTTTGGTCCGGTTTGACCAGTCTAGCCTAGTGAGACCGAGAATGCCAGTCCTTAGACCGGCGAACCGTTGAGTTCTGGTTATCGGCGGTCCGCGAAGAGTTCGCAGGCCCGTCTTTCGCGATCCGTACGACGTGGGGTATAGTACGAATTGCCCCGGCGAGCGGGGGAAACGTCTAAATTGATTCGGGAGTTAGCGGAGTGAGTGCCGCGTCCTTTCGAGTGGGTGTTTAGGTCCGACCGTTTCCCCAAAAGCTACGGGTGCGCGAGTGAGAGAGGATTTCGGCCCCCAGTTCTAGGCGTCGAAGTATCCCCCCAACCCCCGCTGCCGTCTCCTGTGCAGCGGGGGTTTTCGTGTATCTAGACCAGGTTAGGTCGCCGAATATGCTCGCTCGATGCTACGGTAGCGAGCATGATTCAGTTTCCCGGCGAGAAGTACCGGTTCTATTACCGGCATGGCCCTATGTCGAAAAATATTCTCAGGGATTTGGGTATAACTCGGTTCTGGCTTTCCACAGAGTCCGACAATAGGTACTGGAAAAGTCATACCCCAGATAACTGGGAAGAGCTTATTGACTGTCGCACCCTGCCGCCCAACACGAGTAATCCAAAGACGTGCCCCGACACGGTTTATGGCGTAAATCCGCGCGGACAGATTCTGACATATGGCGTATGGAGCATGACCAACCATACGGAAATGTCTCTGTACGAAAAGTGCGCGAAATATAAGCATGTGCTCATCAATTTTGACATGCACAACAAGACTTATGTCGCCAAATACTACAAATTCTACGCCGAGCGTATTCGCTGGATTCTCAACGCACGGGATAAATTCCCCGGCACGGTGATGATTCACTACGGAGCTCATATTTTCGACGCCGCCTACTGCCTCGGACTGGACGGGTCATTTTCCAAGCTAGTGGCACGGGCGCCTATTCAGCGGGTGACCAGACCGGACGGCTCAACAATTGCGTTTGAGACCGCGCTGTCAAAAATGCCGAGCGCGCAGGAAATTCTGGGCGACTGGAAGTATCTTCTGGAAGATTATCCAACCAAGTCTCTGCCATTCTTTTATTTCAAGATGCAGATGATGATTCCGGAATTTCTTCAGGAATACTATGCTCGTGAAAATATGATCCAAGGCTATGAAATAGTCGACTTTGACGAGCACGAGATTTTCTTCGGGTACATTTTCAAGAACTCCAGAATCACGCCCGACAAAGTCTGGGGTCCAGAAAAGCTCAAGTTTAACAAGCAGGGCTATTACCGTGGCCACGGGCCGCAAGCAAGCAAGCCCAAAGACATGCCGACCATTGTCAAGGGTGATCTCACCAAGAAATTCACGTGGAACGATGCAACGTTCTGCGATTCCTGTAGTCTTAATTATTGTTGCTTCCTGTACGAGAAGGGGGGTGCTTGTAAAGTGCCTGATTCTGATGGTGTTCGGTTTTCAAAGAAATTCTCCTCCGGCAACGCGCAAGATATCCTGGACGGCATGGGCATGTTGCTCGAAAAGCGGGCCATGCTGGTGCATAACCGCATGAAAGACGCCGAAGACAGTGGCGAGCCTCTTGAAAAAGAGGACACCGCCGCCATGCGTGACCTGTTCAAGGATTCCGCGCAGCTCGCGAAGCTCCGCGACCCCAATTTGACGCGGCCACAGGTCGCCGTTCAGGTCAATCACAACCAGCACGGCGTGGCTCTGCCGCCGATGCCGGGCCAGGAGGCCATCTCTGCCGCGCAGCAGATTTCCGACCGGGAATATGCGTCGGCAATCAGGGAACTGGAGGCCCACGGTTTCCAGCGCGAAAAAATCACCCAGCAGATGATCGAAGAATTTATTCGCACCAAGGGTGAGGTGCTTAATTCACAGCCACAGCTCGGCATGGAAAACCCGTCTGTCTATACTGCCGACGACGTATATGAAGACGCCGAGCTGGTAGAAGACGACCCCGGAAAGCAGCCCCTCGTTGAGGACAGAATTACCGGAGCCGTCACAACAGTAGAGGAAATTTTCTAAATATGACTTCCCCACGTAGGCCGGGCAGCAATATTGGTCGGCCGAATAGCGGCAAGCGGGGTGCGCCACGTGCGCAGCATCCAACAGCACTACCCTCGAATAATAATCCAGGACTGACTAGCGCAGCAGCTAGAATTGAATGGATCAAGAATAATCCGGATTTCGACGAGAAGCCTGCAACCATGCATGAATTTCTCGGACCTAGATATCTGGATATTGACCCGACGCAGAATCCGTTTCTGGGTCCAAATATCGGCATTCGTGACGGCGTCAAAGAGGCACTGATTGAGATTTTCGGCGACAGTATTGACCCGAGAAGTATCTCGAAAATCAAGCGTGGCATGTTCACCGGCGGTATTGGCGTGGGTAAGTCGACCCTCGCCAGCATTGCGCTGACCTATATGGTGCATTGGGTTTCGTGTTTGCACGATCCACAGCGATATTTTGGCCTGCTGCCTGGCTCGCGTATTGCGTTTATGCTCATGTCTACCCGTGAATCTCAGGCGCGAGAAGTCCTATTCGGTGATATTAAGGCGCGCGTAGACACGTGCAAGTGGTTTCAGCAGAACGCTCCGTACGATCCGAAGCTAAAAAAGCAGCTGCATTTCCCCAAGGACATTTGGATTCTGCCGGGAAACTCGGCTGAAACGACCTTCGAGGGTTATAACATCCTGTGCGGAATCATTGACGAGGGCGACTCGCACAAAGTCACCGATGACAAGGATTACGCAGAAGACGGCTGGAACACCATTCATGGCCGTATTTCATCTAGGTTCACGGACCCCAAGACCAAGGATCACCGGGGTTTGCTGCTAGCCGTTGGCCAGATGAAAAAGGCCAACGGCTTTATGGCGAAGAAAAAGAAGCAGCTCCTGTCCGACGGAAAGCCAAATCAGCTTGTCGTCGAAATGGCTATTTGGGATTCATTGGGCTGGAACAGGTTTCTCAAGGACGACGGAACTCGGGACAGCTTTTTCTTCGACAAGCTCCGGAAAAAGATTGCCAGTCCAGCACAGATTTTTGCTGGCGGTCAGAATATCCTCGAAATCCCAATGGCATATTATGCCGACTTTGATAACGACCCGATTCGTGCGCTCAAGGACCACGCTGGTATTCCCCCTGCCGTGGAAGACCCGTTTATTACGCTCGTAGACAGGATCGACGATGCTCAAGATAAATGGCAAGCTCGCTATAAGGATTTTTGGCCCTATGCCGTTAATTCTAGCTGCGTTATGCCTGAGTTTCATCCTGATTTCCGTGCTACCAATATTCTCAAGCGTGCCGTACACGTTGATATTGCTTACGCTCCTGGTGGTGACGCTCTTGGTATGGCAATGGGCCACATACCAGAGCTTGTGGAAATTGACGGAGAACTCAAGCCCGTTATCGTTTTCGACTTCCTGCTCCGAATCAAGCCATCTGGCGGTGATGCGTTGGAATTGGCGACGTTCCGCAAAATCCTGTACCACTTGCGCGATGAACTCAAGTTCAAAATCTCGGTAGTCACGTTCGACGGATTTCAGAGTCAGGATTCGATTCAGATTCTGCGTAAGAAGCATTTCAACGTGGGCGAAGTCTCGGTGGACCGCAATAAAGCGCCCTACGAGGAATTGCGCGAGGCTATTTACGAGCGCAGAATTGAATTCCCGAAGTACATGACATATTTAAATCGGGCCGACAGCGACAAGGTCAATATTTCCAGGATAGAACTGTCCGAGCTGCAAGATACCGGCAAGAAAATTGACCACCCGGAAAAGGGCAGCAAAGACCTTGCTGACGCAATGGCCGGTGTCGTGTACGACCTTATGAGCAATATCAGCTTCCGTCGTGGGTCGTCGAAGCCGCAAAAGGCACGCGCCGACCAGGCGGAGGACGAGGCAGAATTCAATATCAAGGATTACGGTGAGTCAATTCCAATCGACCAGCTCGACGGGCTGGTCGACGCCAAGACGGCTGGGTCGGCATATCCCCGTGCGGAGCGAGCAGGATATGGCCTGCCGGAACTGGAAGCCGACCCGTTTGGATTGGGCAAGCTCAGAACCTAGAAGTGCATAACCGATGCTGTCCTGTGTAGTGTTTTCACTGCACAGGACAGTTTCGCGTTTGCCTCTCTCTGGTTCAGAGTTTCGCAATTACATGGCGATCCTGTTTTTCTGAAATAGGAGATTATCTATGACCGGGCTTGTTGATAGGTACGGAAATCCACTGAGTTCTGCGAATTTCGCGCGTCCTAAAAAGGACACCAGTGCTGATCCGATTATTTCCAGCGGAGAAATTGCTCCCGGCTGGAACGTTGAGCGTAAGCGCTACGGTTACACAATTCCGTTTGGCGGAACTCTCGCTTTCGATACCAGCAAGTTGACACTTAGTGATTACCGCGCGATGCGCGACCACTACCAGGTCAATTCCAGTTTCGGAATCCTAAGTTTCATGATCCACCAAATGGATTGGCGCGTGGCTGGTGACCGCAAGGATATTGCCACCCGCGTAGAGGATAATCTCCGGGATATTTGGCCTTCGCTCGTGCGGTCCATGTCTCAGGCTTTTTGGGCAGGATTCGCGCCGAATGCTACTCAGTGGGAAAACGACGGAGCCAACGGCAAGGTCACGCTCACCAAGATTAAAGACCTCCCGCCGGAGGAGTGCGAAGTTAAATGGAAGCAGGTGCCCGCGGCGGGGGATACCGGCAATGGCGGCGTCTCTAATCGCACGCCAATTGACCAGCCGCAAGAGGGTACGCTGATTCAGATTCGGGAAAAGCTCGGCGGAAATCACAAGGGGACCGCCAAGATTTTCGACGGAATCATTCAGCACGGCTACCCGAATATCCCGGTGGGCAACTCGTTCTGGTACCCCATGCAAATGGAGTACGGCAACTACTACGGCAAAAAGCTGCTGAATACTGCCTACCAGAGCTGGTTTTTCTCGCTGCTGATTCATATGTACTCGAATCGGTATTTCGAGCGATTTGGTGAGCCGACACCGATTGCTCGCGCGCCATACGACGAGGAAATTGACGTCAACGGCCAGTCGGTCAAGGGCCACAAACTGATGCAGACTTTGGCGCGTCAGTTTAGAAGCGGTGCCGCTGTCGTTCTGCCTAATAACCGGGTAATGAACGGCACCGAGGATACCAACATGTTCGAGTACGACATGGAATTCCTCGAATCGCAAATGCGCGGTGCGGATTTCGATCGGTACTTGCAGCGCCTTGACGAGGAAATTGCGCTGAGCCTGTTCACGCCTATTTTGCTGAACCGCACCGGTTCGGGCGGCTCATTTAACCTGGGCGTGACGCACATGCAGCTTTTCCAGTGGCAGGTCAATGCCATCGTGAGCGATATGGTGCAGTACATCAACAAGTACATTATTTCGCCGATGGTTCGACTGAATTTCCCCGGATACAAGGGGCCGCTTCCTCGTATGGTTTTCCGGTCTCAGGGTCGCACCGATCCGGAAACGTTGCGTGCGGTGGTCCTGGAGGTCGTTCGCGCGGGTGCAGCGAAGCCGGACCTGGTGGAATTGGGCGACGCTCTCGGTTTGAAGCTCGAAGAAATTGAGCAGATTATCGAGCCTCCGCAGGAGCCTGGAAATGACCCCAACAATCCACAGCCTGAGGATAAGCCTGTGGATGACAAGCCGGGTGGTCCGCGCAACGGAAATACCAAGACGCCGGATGAGCGCTCGGGTAGACCGGAACGGTCTCGTGCCCCGAAGGGGAGTGAAAAGCGCGGCAAGCTGGCGGCGGGAATGGCCGACCGGGTGCGGCAGCAGTTCATGGCTGGAAATGCAGAGCCAGACGTTGGCTATTGGAGTCAGTGGCGCAACTTGCTGCTTGATAATTTCGGTGTCGAAGACGCCGGCATTATTGAAAGCGCATACGACCGGACGGTACGAAATATTGATCGGGCATATTCCAGTCTGCGAGGGGCTGGAATTGCTGATCCAGAAATTGTGATGGGTGTTATTAAAGACACTGTAGAAGAAAACCTGCAAGGGGTAATCAGCAATGACAGCTACGTTGAATCGAAAGCCTAAGACTCGCAATGAACTTCGGTGCAAATGTCGATTTAGGCCGCTTCTTGGAATTTTCGGTCTCGATCACGCGGGACGCGGATATATCCATATTCTGGTCTATAAGCGCGGTCGGCTATACGGCGAGGTCGTCTGTAAGGATGGCACTGCTGAAATACGATGCCGAGATTGCTACCGATGGACTCGTATTATCCTGCGCTCGCAGCGAGCAGTTCCCGACGTACCGGAACCCGCCGAGGCAGCCGGATCGGGAAAGAGAGATTGACGCGCCGATTCTAAGCTGGCAGAGCGACGAACATATTCAGTAAGGTGGTGACATTATGAGCCAGACCAAGACAAAGCCGGATCATCTGGTTGTTTTTGCCGGAAACGGCATTAACGCTGGCGCAAGTCCGAGCAAAAGACTCTTCGAGCGCGACGGCCAGAAAATCCTGGAAGTAAAGAACGTTCCTGTTTTTCGTTCTGGCACCTTCCGCGACAGCATGGGATTCCAGCACGAATTCGATGGTTTCGCTATGGAGTCGATGGTCAGAAATTACGACCATCTCAAGGCTCAGGGGATTTTCTCGGACGTTCCGGTTCGGAATGGTCACCCCAGTCCGTTCACGTCACGAATGCAGGAATTGATCGGCTACGTGACGTCGATGCGGACAGAGGATAGGACCGCACCTCACGATGGTGCGGAATACACGTACTTGATCGCTGATTTTGAAATCATCGACGAGGACGCTCAGAAAAATATTAACTCCGGTCTCTGGCGAAACCGTTCGTCCGAGATTGGCACGTACGTCGACAATCGAGAGAATCAGTACGGACCTGCTTTCCTCGGCGTGGCTTACGTAGACATTCCAGCCGTCGAGGGGTTAAATGGCTTCTCGAAAGCAGGAAATACCGATGAAGCAGTCAGTTTCGTAATGGAGGACGCAATGACCGGAGTCCAGACTCCCCCCGCGCCGGGCGCAACGCCGTTTAGCTTTAGTCTGGGCGGCCAGACCGGAATTACCGACCCCAAGGTTGTTCAGGATTACATCTCCAGCCTGGAGTCCGAGAAGGCTGATTTCCAGACTCAGCTCAGCACGGTTACCGGCGAGCGGGATAAGCTGGCGGAATTCAAGCAGTCGATCATTGACGCGGATCGCGTGGCATTTGTCACCGGTCTGGTCGACGGAAACCAGGTTCTCGCGAGCCAGAAGGATTCCCTGACGACTCTTGCCAAGGGTCTTTCGGATGAGCAGTTTGAAATCTGGAAGAGCTCTTTTGCCGCTGTCGAGTCGAAGGAAATTTTCGGCAATCACGGCGGACAGACCTCGAAAAAGCCCGAGTCGGGGGTTTCTCCCGAGGACGCGGATTTCGAGGAAGATAAGAAGATGGTGAAGATTCTGGCTGGTCGCCTGCCTCACGAGCGTCTTATCGAGACCGACCCGTACAAGTCGGTTATTGCACGTGACCCGAGCTTCAAGGTCTAAGGGAGAATTAAAAAAATGCCGCACTTTGATAAGCCTGCAATGGGCGTTTCTTCGCCGGTTGGCCGTAAGCAGTACCTGCGGTCCAGTCGGGGAATTAAGTACGAGTCCTACACCGCTGCTGCCGGTGCATTTACTGCCGAGGACTACATCAACGGAAATGGCGAAACCGAGAAGATCAAGGTTTTGCAGTCCGGTGAGGTGATCGCAAAGATTACTTCGGGTCCGAATGCCGGAAAGTACGGCCCCGCTCAGCTCGGTGCCACTGACGGTCGCGCGGACGCCGCGAATTTCGTGGGACTTTCGGAGTCCTACATTCCGTGGCAGCTCAATGAGCGCGACGTGGATATCTCGGTCGTTTACGAGGCCACCGCCGTTCAGGCGTGGTGTACAATTCGCGACGCCACTGGTGCGCGAATTCCGCTGACCGACACTGTGGCCGATGGTCTGCGAGGCAAAAAGGGCCTCCAGATCACCTTTAAGTAATAAGGAGCCTTTGAAAAATGGCAACAACTGTTATGGATATGGCTCCTGGCTTTGCTGGGGATTTTGCCTCTAGCGCGGTGCCGCTCAAGGAGCTTATGTCTCGTCGCGTCCATCTGGGCGTTATTCGCGAGCTGACTCCGCCTGAAAAGCATATCGGTCTCAACTTCATTCCTTTTATGGACGTGGAGGCCGACGACGTGATCCTGGATTACCTGCGTGGTACCGGGTCCGGTCTGGCTCCCGCCGTTTCGCCGGACGCTGAGGCTGAGCTTTTCCAGCACAGCGATGACGTGACCGGCCAGGTTAAGGCCAGCGTCATCGACTGGCGGCTGAAGAGTCGGTATTCCACCACCGACATTCACCAGTATTGGGAAGCAAAGCAGGTGATGGAGGACGCGGTTCGTAATGGCTCGACCATTCCGACCACGACCCTCGGCTCGCTTATTGCGAAGATTGACGCCAAGGTTGGCCGCGATACCGTCGCGCGCAAGACCGCGCTCGATAATCGCATCGAGTGGCTCATCATGACCGGCCTTTTCAAGGCGCGCATCCAGTACGACGACGGAAAGATGAGCTTCAACGTTCCGTTCGGTCGCCCCAGCGGCCAGCACGAAATCACTAAGGATTACTCGGGCGACAGCCACGATCCGATTAACGACATTATCGACCAGAAGCAGAGCGCTTTTGATACGCATGGTGTCGACCTCAAGACCATTGTTTGTTCGAGCAAGTTCGCCAATTCGTTTTTCAAGACGAATAAGTTCCTGCCTCGAACCGGTTTTGCACCGGGTTCCGGTGTCGACCCGAAGTATGTTCTTGAGGGCTGGGGTCCGCGTGGCGCAATTGAGCTTGTCAAGCGGGAGGCAGAAGTTGATCTTGTTATCAACGACAATGTTTTCCGCCAGCGCAATCCGCTGACCGGCGCAATTCAGAACGTGCGCTACAACGCGGTCGACGAGGTTCTTTTCCTTCCGGACATGGACCAGCTCGCGGATTACGACGACACGGAACTCGGCTTCGGCAAGATTCTCACGTCGCCCCATCCGATGAATAACTTCCAGCCCGGCTGGTACGGCTGGGAGACCGAAACCACGGACCCGTGGGAGCGGTACGTCGGCACCGGAATTAAGGCGTTCCCGGTGCTGCCGCACATGGAATTGACCTACACCTGGAAGGTCGCACTGTAATGGCAGAACGCAAGGCCGACGGCTCGGTTACCAAGCCGTCCGGTGTCGTGGTGCCGGGTGGGGGAGTCACCCCCGCCCGCGCACCCGGTAGCAATAAGCCGACCGAGGTTGCGCGCACGTCGCCGCTAAAGGTCGGGCCGTCCGAAAGCCTGGTCGGGGACGCTATTTCCCCTGAGGCCGCATACAACAACAATGGTTTTATCGGCGTCGATCCGATTTACCAGAATGCGGCCAACCCGGCTGACTACCCGAAGGATTACACTCCGCCGCCTCCCGAGGAGGAAGGGGAGCCGGAGCCTGATCCGGAGACTCCCCCGGAGACCCCGTAATAAGAAAAGAAATTCGGGCACTGCATTATTGATTAAGGGGAAGTGCGTTGACTGCTCCATCGCCACCACGGAAATACTGCGAAGCCGACGACCTCATGCTGGGTCAGCTTTCGTCGGACATTCCGCGTTGGGTCGGTTCTAATTACGACAAGCATATTGAGCTTGGCGCAGAAGAAATCGACATGATGGTGGGGCGCGTTTACGCACTTCCCCTTAATCTTGTGCCCGGTTCGGCAGAGCAGCTTTTGATGAAAAAGCTGAACCGATTCATCACCACTGGCAGAATTCTTATGGCTGCCAGCTCGGCGCAGGAAACCGGAAATGTCCATCGCTACGCACAGTATTTGCTCGCGCAGGCTAATGCCGCGCTCGATGCAATTGTGAAGGGCGAGCTGGTACTTAATGGTCAGACCCCCGCAGCTGGAACCATTCAAGACTTTGATTCCGGTCCGTCGATTTTTCTTTCGGACCAAGATAGTTTTATTCGTAAATTTTACGGGCACGGGGAAGCGGAATTTACTATTCCGCCATCCATGACTGCATTACCGGAACCGGGGGCTAATTAAATGGCACTCGCTGCTGGTATCGAATTCCGCAGTCAGCCCGTCGATCGCGTTATAAGCGAGTTGTCGACCCGGCTTTCCACGCCAATGTTGACAACCTACTTGGGCACTGTTCACGGATATTTTCTCAACAAGTCCGTGAAAATGTTCCAGGATGAAAAAGATCCTTATGGTAACCGGTGGGCACCGTTGGCCGACTCCACCGTTGCCATGAGGATTTACTTTGGCTACGGTGGCGCGCATCCGATTAATGAGCGCACAGGCGGGCTCCGAGAATCTATCACGGGCGCGCCACCGGATATTATTGGTCACTCCGACGGCGTCATCAGCATGGCTTTTCCGCGCCGAGCGACGCCGTCAAGCGACCTAATGAAGAAATACGCGCAAGCGTCCGGCCTGGGTAAGGGTCCGGCCAGACGGGTCATCGGCATGAACGAGAAAGACGTGGCGTGGATTTTGTCCACACTGAATATGTCTCTGTTTATGGGATTGGGTAAGGGCACATGATTGATGCAAATACGCTGTGCTTCCCCAACAACGTCGTCGATTTTCTCGCGATTGCCCTTGAGGGAATTGATCCTGATTCTAGGATCAAGAAGCGTCCTATTGCCGATACCGATGACACGCAGACGATTGCGGTTTTTCCCGTAGCCTGGTCTCCAAATAATGATTCAATGGAGATGCAAGGTCGCAGAAATGAGCCGACGCTACAGCGCTATGTAATTATGGCTCAGTCATTCATCGCGGATATGGATGAGGAGCGCGGTATTCGGGCACACTCGCTGCTCGCTGCGCGCGTCCGGCATACGCTTTACCGGGGTGAGGCTGTGGCCCTAAACTTGCCTACGTTGAAGGTGACGTTTGAAGATACCGCAGGCTCGGTAGAGGAAAGGGTGGCTAGGTGGGGGATAACCGGTCAGGATTACATGAATAATCAGGTGCCTAGTACCGGTAAAAACCTGTTCCTTTCTACCACTGAAATATTTGTCGAGACCGAGTTCGTTTAGTAAGGAGACAGCGCAATGGCTGTAAGTGACGAGCAGATCGCAGAAAAGAAGGCTCGTAACGAGGAGAACGCTGAGGAGATTGCTCGACTCAAGCGTGAAATTGCTCAGGCAGAAGCTGCCGAGGCTAATAACATCACCGCCGATGACCTGGATCGCGAGAACGCGGTTCAGCAGGCAGAAATTGCACGGCTCCAGGCTGCCGCTGCTGCAATTAACGGACAGAAGAAGTCTCCGGAGCCCGCCGAGGCGGAAAAGCCGAAGGCAAAGACTGCCGACAATGCCACTGTTTCCGGAGACCAGCGGAATCCGACAAATTTCAGCGGCAAGCCCGCCGAAGGTAAGGAGTAATAGAAATGGGTTTCGGTTCTCAGAGCGGTCAGGTAATTCTGGGTGTGCAGTCGGCACCCGGCGTTACCCGTACCGATCTCGCCACCAAGGGTACCGCCCTTAAGCTGACCTCCGGTTCGCTTGCTGGTAATCGCGAGCTGCTTACTCCCGATCCTGAAATCGGCGGCAGTCGTTCGATCACCGACGCAAATCTCGGCCCGGTCAGCTTCTCGGGCGACTACGAAATGTACGTCCGATTCCGCTCGGCGGCGCTTTTGCTGTACGGTGCTCTCGGTGTTGTCGATTCGGACGCGGTGACCGGCGCTCCGGCTGACACCGCTTTTGAGCATGTCATTACGGCTACCCCGAATTCGCAGCTTCCGTTCTTCACGATCTACGAGGAAATCTCGAACGATCTTGAGCGGTTCCTGTATACGGATGCCGTGGTCAACTCGTTCAGCCTGGAAGTTGACGCCGGTGGCTACCTCACTGCCACCGCCGGAATGCTTGCCCGACTGATGACCGCCGGGGCGACGAATATCGACGGGACCAGCCTCATCGACAATACGTCGATGGTCGTTGGTACCAACGTTTTCCTGAAGTACAACGGTGTTTCGGTTCCGGCAAAGTCGTTCGGCCTTTCCATCGTGAATAACGTCGAGGACGACGACCACCGTCTCGGCTCGTTCTTCCTCGGTGACATGACGGCAAAGTCGCTCGAAGTTACCGGTTCGATGACTCTTCGTCATGATTCCGCCGCAAGGATGCGTCAGGCACTTTTCGGTTCGGCATCGGCGACCCAGATTGGCGGCCTTACCACCAAGCAGGGCCTGCAAATTACGATGGAGTCGTATGTCGATATTCCCGGTGCCACCGGTACCAAGTGGAGCATCGACATTAACTGCCCCTTCACCATTCTCAACCCGTTTGCTTTCGAGCCGTCGGGCGATGACGTTCTGGAGAACGATATCGAGATGACGATGGTGCAGAATGATCCGGCACAGAGCATCATCACTGCGACGGTTCGCAATGATGTTGAGGACCTGCTCGCCGCATAAATTTTTCCGCGTTGCGTCGGAAAAAGGATTCTCCCCCCGCGAGGCTCCCCCTCACCTTGCGGGGGGAGAATTCACCATTATAACTAAATACATTCTGCGAAAATCATTACGCCTATGAAAGGGCAAAAAGATGAGCCTCCCCACGGAGAATACTGTGACCGACCCTACTTCGTTTGATTACGGCAAGACCCCCGAGGAAATTGCCGCCGATCAGCACGCCGCTTCTCAGGGAATCCCCCAGACTCGCCATGTGTTCATGGATTACTGGGGCAAGGATGTCACCGAGAAGTTTTACTTCCCCGGCCAGGAGGGCCTGCCCGAGGAATACAAGCAGTACATCGAATTCAAGCCGATGAATGAGGGTGCCCGCGCCCGCTTCCAGAAAAAGACCAACCGTGGCGTCGTTATTGAGTCCCGCACTCAGAACGCGCGCATGAGTATGGACCCGGCCAGCGACCGCCGCGCCCTTTTCGAGGAGTCGGTGATTGATTGGCGTCTGGCCCGCAATGGCACGCTGATGAATTTCAGCCACCACGAGTTCATGCGGTGGGTCGAGACCGCCAACCCCAAGATCATCGACGAGCTGGAAACCGCAATTCGCAAGTCCAACGAGTGGATGATTAGCGAGCTGTCGTCCGAGGCAATCCGCGAGGAAATCGAGAACCTTGAGGATCGCTACAAGGAGGCCGTTAAGCGGGAAGAGGCCGAGGGAAATTTCGGCGTCAAGCGCGACAATTCGTAGAAGGTAAACCGGTAGAAAATCCGCACAACGCTATCCGCATGTTTATGATATGCGAAGCGATGAAGTGGAATCACCTGCCGGTTGCCGGAGGGATTTACGATCAAGACCCCGTGTTGATGGACAAATTCTTCCACCTATTCGCTGAAAGAGCAGACTTTCAAGCGAAAGAAGCGAAAAAGCGCGAGAACGAGCAAAAAAGAAAATCAGGACGAGGACGGGTGTCCCGCCCCACGACACGGCGCTGACCGTAACGTGGCGGCGGGGCACCCGTTGCTTTATGCTGGTCAATACGGAAAAGGACACAGTGGAGGTCCACGTACTAGAGGATATTAAATCCCGATGACACCCGCAGAATTGCGAATTCTTGTCACCGTCCGTTCCGCAGAAGCTAAGCGCGCATTAGCCGGTCTCAAAACTTTGATGGGGCAAATTGCTGCCCAGACCAGCCTTGCTTCTACTGAAATGCGCGGATTCAACGGCACCGTTTCTTCTTCGGTCGTTCCTCTTCGGAACGCCGGAAAAGAGGCTGCCGATTTGGCGGCGGCACTTTCACTTATTGGCAAGAGCAACGCAGCTAAGACACTTACTGGCATCCATACGGCATCCAGTTCAGCGCAGCGCAGCATGGGGCTTCTGGCAAAGAATTCCACGTCCGCAGCTACCGGACTGAGTGCCGTTTATACTGGCGCAAGCCGTGCCACGATTGGCATTAATAAGCTGGTTGTTTCCAGCGGAAAAATTAAGACCGTCGGCGCAGATTTCCAGACTGCCGCGACCGGCGTGAAATCCCTGAACCGATCCCTTGCCACGACGCATACGGGGTCGGTTCGTGCTGCCGGTGGCATGGAAACCGCCGCGCTGGCCGCACGCAATCTCGGCGCTGCCGGTGCCGCCGCCGCCGCCGGTCTCGGTGGTGCCGCCGGTGCCGCCGCCGCGCTCGGGACCGCGACCAAGGCAACCGCCGCCGCGACCGGGGCCGCAACCGCCGCGACCGCTGCCGGTGCCGCCGCGCAAGCGACGTTCGCGCAAAGGCTCGCCGCGAGTTCGGACGAGATGCGGAAAAACGGCTCGCGGATGCAGTGGGCTGGTCGGCAAATTGCGCTGGCGTTCACCGCGCCGGTTCTTTTGGCTGGCGGTATCGCGACCAAGTTCGCGCTTGATCTTGAAAAGCAAATGACACGCCTGGAAAAGGTTTACGGCGACGTAAACGGAAACCAGGCGCAATACCGCATGGAACTCGAAAAGCTGGGACAGGCTTTCGAGTTGATGAGTAATCGCTACGGTATTGCCCAGGAAGATATTACCGCAATTGGCGCAGCATGGGCCGAGGCCGGTAAAGAGGGCGCATCCCTCGCGAAGTACACCCAGCTAACCGCTGAGGCCATGATTATCGGCGATATTACCGCCGATCAGGCCGCGCAGTCGATGCAGGCGCTTTCTCTCCAGTGGGGCATTGGTACGGCTAAATCCAAGACCGCTGGTGCCGAGATGCTGAATATGTCGGACGCCGTTGGCATCCTGAATATGGCATCGAATGTCACGCAGGCGAGCTACCAGGATTTGATTGACGCAATGTCGCGCACCGGTTCTACCGCGCGCGGCACCGGCCTGACTTTCCGTGAAACCACGGCGGTCATGACCACGCTGGTTCGCGTCACAGGTTCCGCCGCAACCGCCGGTAATGGCATGAAGTCGATCCTGTCTCGAATGCTGGCCCCGACGCGCGAAGCCGCCGCCGCAATGGCGGAACTCGGCGCGAGCGAAGAGGCAATTGCCGGATCGAACGACGCCGTCCGGCAAATGGGAATTGACGTAGACGATATGGCATGGCGCGCAAAGCCTGCCGGTGATCGTCTGCGTGAAATTGCCAAGCGCTACCAGGAACTGGATATGCAGAGTCAGGCTGACTTTGCCAAGCCATTTGCTGGCCTGTACCAGATTGACCGTTTCCGTCAGATTATGGCCGACCTTGCCAATGAGCAGGGCAACTATAACAAGGTCATGAAGGAAACTGCCGACCTGGAACGAAACCAGCAGCAGTACCAAAAAGAGCTGACAGCGTTCCTGGAATCTAATCCGCAGAAGATGAAAATTGCGGGTCAGATTATCAAGAACTCGATGATCGACGTTATTGTTCCGCTTCTGCCGACCATCGTCAAGATCGCTATGGCGATTGCGAAAATGGTGAAGGCATTTTCGGAGCTGCCTCAGGGCACACAAAACTTCATCCTTATCGGCCTGGCGCTGCTGGCAATGGTTGGTCCGCTGGCGATTATTATTGCCAGCTTCAAGGTTCTCTTCGGAATTCTTGGTGGCGGTCTCGCAAAACTTATCGGCTTTTTCACCGTCACAGGTAAAGCCGCCGGTGGTGCAGCGGGCTCGTTCTTCCGGTTTTCCAAGGCCGGTCGCGCCGCCGCACAGGCAAACAAGGCGGCTGCCGCCGAGATAGCCGGGTCGGGAAAGGCGGGATTCGGATCGTTCGTTAAATCGGCTGCCGGTGGTGCTCGTGCTGCTGTTGCATCGTGGGTGCGTGGAATGCGTGGAATTACCACGTCGACCGCCGCCGCCGGTGCTGCAAATGCTGCCGCGCAAACCAAGAACAATGCAATTATGCTGGCCCGTCTCAGTGGCGGAATGGCGGCAATGCAGGCCGCGCAGGCAAAGGGCGAGGCGGCGCGTCTCGGTGTTATTCGGACCTACGGAAATCTCGCTGCCGTTCAGGAGCAGGTAAACCAGGCGAAGCGTACCGGCGTGGTTGCTGGTGGCTCTAAGGCGCGGGCTGCTGCCGAGGCCGCTGGAAATGCCAAGCAGGTTACGTCGACTAACGTCGCACAATACAAGATTCGTGGCGCAGTACAGGCATCTGGTAATTACCAGGTGGCTGCGACCGTTCGTGCCCAAAATGCCATGACTATGGCAATTATTGCTGGCGGAAATAAGCAGGCCGCTGCTGCCGCTGCTGCTGGTCGAAAGACTGCCGCTGCAAACGCAGCCGGTGCCGCTGCTGCCGGAAAGGCCAGCAAGGGCAAGGTCAGGGGTGGCGGAATTCTCGGCACGGCACTGACCGCTGCAATGTTTATCCCGCCGAGCCTGTTCAAGAATATTGGCTCGCTTCTCAAGACCGGGTTTTCGTGGGTCGGCAAAAACATTGGCACACTCTTCAAGAAGATGGGAATTAACTCTGCCAAGAGTTTCGGCCAGTCCCTCGTAAAGGGTCTCGGTGGCAAGGGTGGCATTATCGGTGCCGCAATTGCCGCTGTCGTGGGCATGTTTGCTTTTGCCTGGGAAGATATCAAGAAGTCGGCAACTCGGATTTTCGGTGGAGAATCCAAGGTGCCGGTTCTTGCGCGCCCATTTGTTTTTGCGATTGACGTAATTGTCGCAATGCTAAAGAAGCTGCCCGCCGTTGTGCTGGCGGTTTTCAAGGCTGTCCTGAATATCATTACGTCCATTGCGAAGGCCGTTTACAAGGCGTTCAGCTACATTAACCCGTTCGCGCGTCACTCGCCGTCGCTGGTGGAAAATGTTACCAATGGCATGGCAATTGTTACTAGCCAGTTTGGTGATGCTTCCAAGAAAATTCAGGGCGACATGCGCGCCGCGTACGGCGCAATTAAGCAGTTCGGTTCCGCCACGGCGAACCTGAATGTTCAGTCCGCCGGTATCCAGCGCAACAAGGATATCGACACCCTGAATACTGCCGACCCGAGTGGTGCGGCTGCTGCGAGCTACCGCGCCCTGGAAAGCCATACCAAGGTTCTTGAGCAGAATTCGATCAAGCTCAATGCTCAGCTGCAAAAGCAGCAGGGAATTGTTACCGCGCTGACGAATAAGGTCAAGGCTGCCGACAAGGCAATCGATAAAATGCAGGAGACGATGAGTCTTCTGGAATCCATTGCCGAGGCTACCGGTAAGGCCCTTTCGGCTGCACAGGAGCAGCTTGATTATTACGCGAATGCCCCGATCAAGGGTATGCGCGCAATGTCTGATGCCATTTTCGAGAATGAAATGGCGCAGAAGCGTTTCCAGCTCCAAATCATAAAGCTCGAAGAGGCGGGCGAATCGGTCGACGGATTGGCCGATAAGTACGCAGCATTGCAGGGGCAGATTGAAACTCTGTCCGGCGAGCGAATTGATTTGCAGCAGAAGGGCGCTGGTTCCGACATTTTGTCGACCTACGACAAAATGATTGCTGATCTGAAGGCTCAGCAGAACGAAGCGCTTTCCGGTCCGTCTACCGAGATCGAGAAGCTGAATAAGTCGCTCGACGAACTCAAGACCAAGGGCGAAATGCTCAATCTTGAGCAGTCGCTGAAGTTCGATCCGTTGACGCGGCAGATTGACCAGCTCGTTAATTCGGAAAAAGAGCTCGACTTTAATACCATCCGGAACGGAGTTATTTCTTACAAGGCACAGGTCGAGGGTCTGACCTTTGCGAATAATCTGGCTACCACCGCTGTTACCGCGCAGCAGGCGGCAATTGATGGTGCCACAAAGTCTCGGGACGAGCTGCAAAAGCGCCTGGACCTGGAAGAGGAAAAGCTCTCCGGAATTCAGGATACCTACCAGCAAAACCAGGACGCACTGGATGCCGTGCGCGAGGCAATGTCTGGCCTGGTGTCCAGCGCCGATACGGTTATCCAGAAGATCGAAGAGGAAAAGCAAAAGGTCGAAGACCTGAAAAATAGTCTCGACAGCGCCGCCGATGCCGCCCAGGCATTCGGCGATACTGGCGTGCATATTCCTCCGCTGGATGCACAGGAAACCGAAGAATCGCTCGACAAGTTCATCGAGGATATCGAGAAGCAGCTCAAGGAATCCTTCGGAAATCTTAACCCGTTCTCAGGACTGGGCGAGAAGATCAAGAATTTCTTCAAGGGTCTCGGTCCGAAGATTAAGGGCTGGCTGAACGAGGCCATTCCCGCGATTATCAGCTTCATGTACGAGCTGCCCGGTAAAATTGCTGCGGCAATTAGCTACCTGTCCGGCTATATTGGAGGACTTCTGGCTAAGCTGCTTGTCGGGGCATTGCTGGCGCTGAAGTGGGTTTTCTGGGATTTGCCTCAGATGATTTGGGAGTGGCTGTCTGGAATTGACTGGGGTGCCGTCGGTACCACGGTGATGGGCTTTATTAAGGGCCTGTTCACCGGTGAGACCTGGGCAAATGTTGGCGAATGGTTGAAGACCTCGGGCAAGGATATTATTCTCGGCCTGCTTGAGGGAATCGGAAATGCTGTCGCCGGTATTGGTCAGTGGGCCTATGATAATATCGTCGCCCCGTTTGTTCAGGGATTCAAGGACGCCCTGGGTATCGCGTCGCCGTCGAAGGTTTTCGACGGCTTCGGTGGCGATATTATTACCGGACTGTACAACGGACTCGTCAATACCGTCGGCAACGTTATTACCTGGTTCCGTGAGCTTCCTGGAAAACTCTTCGAGGCTATCGGTAACCTGGGCGAATTCCTGGGACGCAAGTTCACGGATGCTCTGAACTGGATTAAGGACAACCTGCCGAGTTGGGCTAGTGGAATTCTCGACTTCTTCCGCAACCTGCCCGACCTTATCAAGGGCGCACTGAGCAAGATTCGCGAAAAGCTCAAGGTGCCGATTGATGCGGTCGTTAATGTCGTGTACACCAATGGTATCCGGAAAATCTGGAATAACACCGCTGGCAAAATCGGTCTGCCGGAAATGCCTGCCTATGAACCGCACGCCAAGGGCGGCAGCGTGGGCGGCAGGATAGTCGGACCGGGAACTGGCACGAGCGACAGTATTCTGACGCAGGCCAAGGCTGGCAGTGAGATTTTCACTGCTCGCGAGGTCAGCAATGCCGGTGGTTTCCGTGGCCTGGAAGCCCTGCTGTTTGGCATGGGCGTCCGTGGCGGCGGTGCCGGTGGCGGAAATATGGTTCCCGTTGCCCTGAGTAACGGCGAATATAAGCTCGATCCGCGACAGGTCGCGCAATTGGGCGGCAGCGCTGCGGTCAAGCAATTGCGTGCAGCACTGGCTTCCGGTCAAATTCCGGGACACGATGTTGGTGGCGTTATCAAAGATATCGCCAGCCTGCCGGGGAAGGCGGCAGGAAAGGCGCTGGATACCGGACGTGGCGCGGCTGCGTCACTGGTGGAAAAGGCACTCGATCAGCTCGACAAGTTGATCCCGGATTTGCTGACTCCTCCCGGTGGCGACGCCGGTCGAATTCCGCAAGCGACGTTCGACAAAATCCGCGATGGTATTGTCACGACGATTCGCGGCTCGGGGCACCGTTTCGGCGGCACCGTGCGAATTCCCCGTATGGCGACGGGCGGAACTGTACCCTCGGGCGGCGCTAGCGTCGCCACGGGCAGCACAGCGGCGGTGGCTGGCTCTGCCGGAGCACCGGGCGGCGTCGACCTGGGGACCGGTGCCGGTCTCGCGGCGGCGGTCGCCGGGAGCACCGACGCGGCGGCGGCAATCTGGGAAAGCTATTATTCTCAGATTGAGACGGAGCAGGTTGCAAATAATACTGCGATGCAGGCTCAGCAAATTATGACCGATTCGGCCATGCTTGCTCAGCAGACAGCGCAAATTGCAGCACTGACGACGGCGAACACGAATTACCGAGCTGCCGAAGTTGTCGCTCAGACCGCTTTCCAGTCGCAGGTCCAGGCGTCCGACCTGGCACATAAGAATACGCTGACGACTCAGCTCACGAGTTTTGCAACCGCGCAGACTCAGGGCTGGGGAGCTTTGCGTACCTCGGTCACAGATTCTGTCACCGGAATGCAGGCAGATATTACCGCCCGCTTCCAGGACATGAATAACAGCATCGTCGATATTGTCGAGAACGGAATTAACCCGACTATCGGCAGCTTCGAGGGAATGTTGAATGCTGCGGTTGGCTGGTTTGATAATGCCGCAACGGATATTGGCACGCAGTGGGCACGCACTTTGCCTGCCGTGCAAGACCCGTCGCGCGCCATTATTAACTCGGTCTACAACGACGGCGTTCGCGTTGCGTGGAGCAAGGTTCACACGTGGCTCGATTTGCCGGAGCTTGAGCAGTTCGTCGCGCCTTTCGCAAAGGGTGGTTCGCTGGGGCCGGATAAGATGGTCGGCGTTTCGTCGCTGAGTAATCCGAATAGCCCGAAGTCCGTCCGCAACGGCGGGCCATTGCGTGCTGCCAGCGCGAGCCGTGATTCCACGCTTTTTGCTGGAATGCGCGGTGAGTATGTCCTGAATAAGAAGATGGTTCAGGGTGCCGGTGGAATTTCTAACTTGGAAGCATGGCGCAAGGCTACGCTTTCGGGCAAGAGTCCGATTCAGACTGGCGGCACGATTAATTTCGACGCGGTTCCGGGATTTGCTAACGGTGGCGCGCTCGGAATGACCGCGCGTCGCGAGCATCAGTCGGTGCCCGGTGTTATTCAGGAAGTGCCGAAGCGACTCAAGCCGTATTACAACCGCGTCTACGATTACGGCGGCGGCGGTCAGGCTGGCCGTGGTTATGACTGCTCGGGTTGGACTGGCGCTGTTCACCAGATTCTGACTGGCGGAAATCACGTCGGGCGTATTTGGACGACCGAAGTCAATTTCGGTTCTTACGGCTACAAGCGCGGTAAGGACGGCTATTGGTCGATGGGCGTGCATAACGGTGGCGGCGGAATGAATTCGCACACCGCCGGTACGCTCGCCGGAGTTAACTACGAATCCGGTGGCGCACACAATACGTCCACATGGGGTCCGCACGCTGCGGGCACAATTAATCCGCTCTTCGAGAATCAGTATTACCTGCCCGACCTCGGCGGCAAGTTTATTGGTTCTCCCGGTGGCGGTCCCGGTGCCGTTTCTATTACGCCGATGTTGCTCGATATGTGGGATGAGCACATGAACGGCGTGAAGAATACGGTCCAGGGTCTCGCTTTTGGCGGATCAATTGGTCGTAATCCGATGGCAGCTTTTGACAAGTTCAATAAGCTGCGCGACGTTATCAAGAAGAAGGGCGAAGAAAAGGACGCACAGGCAGCAGCCTCCGCGCTCGCCGAATACGGCCAGGCGGCAGCCGGGTCATATGGCGGTGGCGTGGAGCGGTGGCGCTCGGTGGTTCAGGACGTTCTGCGGATTACGGGAAATCCGTTGTCGTGGGACGAGCTGACGCTGGCGCAAATGGCTACCGAATCGGGCGGTAACCCGCGCGCAATTAATCTCTGGGACAGCAACGCTCAAAAGGGCACGCCGTCCAAGGGCCTGATGCAGGTTATTGATCCGACGTTCGCTGCGTACCGTGATCCTCGATTCCCGAATGATATTTGGGATCCTCGGGCAAATATTGCCGCTGGTCTCAATTGGGCAAAAACCAAGGGCGGACCGCCTGCGGTGTGGGGACGTGGACACGGATACGACGCGGGCGGCTGGTTGCAGCCGGGTATGACTCAGGCCATTAATCTCACCGGAAAGCCGGAGGCTATTCTCACGAATACCGACTGGAAGGCGATTTACAAGGCTGCGATGAAGCCCGAGGTCGACGTTAATATGATCGCCGAAGGCTACGTGCAGGCAATGGAGAAAATCTATGGCCTTAACGTGGACCAGAAGATCGAAAATAGCACTGCCGCTGCGACGCAATACGCATTGCAGGGGCAGAACGCAAAGTGGAATCCGGTCATTATTGAGCAGGCTCAGGAAACCACAAATGCGGTGCAGACGACGACCAACGCCGTGAAAGACACGACCTCTGCGGTGTACAAGACGACCGATACTCTCGGTAATGTTCTTGGCGTCAATGAGAAAATGTCTGACCAGCTAAAGGCGATGACAGAGGTGTTGACCACGATTTCGGGCGTTGGTTCCGGAATTTCGGTTACTGCCAACGAGGACGGCACTTTCGCATACGAGGTTGGATTCAGCGCATTTGTTCCATTGCTGAATGCAGCCGCCGGATTGATCGAAAAGCTGCCTGACGCTGAGCCTACTTATGTTTCTTGGGCTGGTACTGGAATTCCGGTTACCAAGGCCATGAAGCAGGAAAAGATGCTCAACGATATCTCGAATGGATCGAAGGGTCTTTACTACGCATTCAAGACGATTGCACCGCCCGTGCTTAAGCATGTGGGAATTATTGGTGGTGCGGTCGAGACAATGGTTAAGCAGGATAGTGCAGCGTGGAGTTCTGCAATTGCAGCAATTGCCGCCAACAATCCTGCCGGTTATGTCGCCGCTGTCCTCTTGGTGCTAAAGAGCATCCTCACGCTCCTGCCGCTTATTTTGAACGCAATTATGGATATCGTTCCCACGATGATTCAGTCCATCATCGCGTTCTTCACTAAGTTTGAACCGGACGCAGTTTATGCGTATGGTTCATACGAAGCGGCAAACGATGCTGTCATCAAGCATTCGGCTGCAATTCGGAATGGTGCCACCGGTCCTAATTTCGAGACGCAAACAATTCAGCAGGAACAGCAGAGCTACAACTTCAATTTCTACGGAGATGTGGTTGTTCCGAATGTGACTAACCAGTCGGGCGTTGACAACCTGGTCAATAACCTTCTCGGACTCGCAGGAGCAAAGTAAATGGGCCGTTATTTCTGGCGCCCGGATTTCGCCGCTGCCGTCGACTACGGAAACGTAGATACCGACGGCAGCGGCGCTGTCCTTGGTGACAATACTGATTCAACGCGGAAGAAGTATTTTTCTGATTCCGGCAGCATCCTGACGTTTGTTCCACCGTCGCCGAGTGTTGTTCCGGCGGGGCGCAGCATTATTGCTGTCCGCGCCGGACACCGGCAGACCAACCAGCTTTTGTTCAATGGTTGGCCGCGCACTTATCTTAGGGTGGACGGTAAGCGGCAGGAAAATACTGTCGTCTATAAGCAGGACGGAAATAGTAGCTCGGTCCGACAGATTCTCGGACCGGCGCTGTACAACCTGAATCTGGTTCCGTGGACCTGGGCAGACATTAATAAAATGTCTGCCGAGACCGGAGCGGCAATCGGGGAAATCGGTCCTAATAAAAAGAATCGCTGGTGCATCGCTACCGAGGTATTTATCCAGATTATCTGGAATGACCCGGTACCGACGCCTACCGATCCATACCCTGCGGCGAACCAGACTATCGACACCAGCTCGGTACAGTTCTCGGCGAAATCTCCTGCACCGCAAGAGGAACAGCCGGTGCAAACTGTGTTCCAGGTATGCCGCGTCAATACGTTCGACAACGATGACGTGCGGTCATTTGTCGGCGGACTGAACGGCAGTACCGACGCGAATTCACGTAGCTACTACGTGAGCGATCCGCTCGATACCGAGAATGACAGCTACACCGATTTGGGGCCGGGAGACTGGTACCTCCGTATCAAAAACCGGGACTACCTGGGCAATGAATCGGCATGGTCCGCGGTCACGAAATTCACTGTGGCACACGGTGCTTTGCCGACGCCGAGCATTACCGACCCGACTGCCGCCGCGACGGTAAACACGCCGTACCGGCCACGCAAGGCGCGAATTGCCGTGCAGCCCGTCGGCGGCAGGCGGGTCGGCGTCGAGTGGCAGTTCGCGCGGGACGCGGCGTTCACGACTTCCGTTGTGCAGTGGGCGAATACATCCGGCGGCACGTTCGTCGCGAGCGCTGGATTTCCGTTCGACATTCAGTACGACCCGAAGCCGAATCCGGCGACGCAGCCTGGCAAAAACGGGCCGACCGTGGCACCGGACGACCCGAGTCAGTATCTCGCGCAAGGCGGTTGGTATGGGCGCGTGCGGTGTGCCGACGTGTACGGACAATTCGGTCCGTGGTCGTCGGCTGTGCAATTCACGGTCACGCACCCGCCGGTGCCGAATTCGCTAATCCCAACGGGCGGCGCGAGTTTCGACCAGGCTGAGGCTCCGGTCCGATGGACTTTCGGTGATCCGTGGAATGAGGATTACCAGACTGCATATCGGATGCGCGTGTACGACAACGCGATGAACCTTATTCAGGACACCGGAAAGGTGGCAAGCGGGCTTTCGCGTGCCACCATGAACGTCTCTAAGGCGACATATCATCGGCAGGTTCTGACGGTGAATATCGACACCTGGGACGCCGACGACGTGCCGTCAAATGCGGGAACGCCGTTGACCGGAACTTTGCTGTTGAGTACCGCGCCGGTGACGACAATCATTTATCCAGAGGTTGATGACGCCATTCCGTCGGGGCAGCCAAACTTCCAGTGGAGCAATGTATTTGCCGTCAGTGGAATTACCCAGAAGAGCTTCCGGCTTAGGGTGACCGAAATTTCTTCCGGAACACTCGTGTACGACTCGGGAGTTATTACCAGCGCGGGAACCAGTCACCAGCCGACCCGGCCTATTCTCAAGAATCTGTTCGGGTATCAGGTTTCGTTGACGATCACCGACAGCGAGGATTTGGCAAAGGAGGTTCGACGGAATTTCTCGACGAACTTCGATCGTCCCGAAACGGTAACCAGCACAGCCGATCCCAGTCTTTACGACACCGAGGGATACGTTAATGTGTTGTGGCCGACGGGAAATCCCGATCCGTTCTTCAAGGAATGGCGGATTTACCGGAAGCGCGCTGCTGAACCTGATAACGAATATGTGCTAGCCGGCACTGTGGCAAATCCTGCAATTCGTGAATTCAAGGATTGGCTGATTTCCGGTAGCGACGAATTTGTGTATTCCGTTGTGCAGGTGGCGTATCGGTTCGGGTCGCCGGTTGAAAGCGAGCATAGTCCGACCCCGATGTTCTATATTTATTCGGACTACTACTGGCTGATCGTGCCCACGAATCCGGAGCTTAATCTCAAGCTCACCGGAGTCGGCGGTGATCGTTATACCAGCAATCAGGAAATGGCTGACTATAACATTATCGGCGGCGGGCGTCGCAGAACATACGGAACTAAATATGGCAAGTCCGGAAACCTGACCGCAAAGGTTCGGCATTCACAGGGGCGCACCGCGTCCCGGTTTATTCGGGACTTGCAGCGGGTGGCAGATAATCGTTACTCGCTGTACATGCGTGATCCGTTTGGAAATGTGACCCTGATAGCGATTGGCGAGATTTCGCTAGAGCGTATGCCCGGTGTTGGTGACAGCGAATTCGGCGACCTTGATATTCCGTACATTGAAGTGGGCGAGGCCGACGCGGCTTTCGTCGCACAGTAATAGGGAGACACCATGCCGCACCCTCCAAATCGCCTTATCAAAGAGGCATTTCTTAATCCGACAGTAGAAGCTGTTCGTAGGGTGGAGATATACGAGAACGACGCCGAGACGCCGTGGCATCCCGAAATCTGGGATGAAATCCTGGTCGGAGGAACAGTTAATGTTCAGTCCGACCAGGATTCACGGCGCTCTGCCGATTTCGAGTTCTACAACATCGACGGCCTGCTTAATCCTGAGCCCGGTGAATTCTGGTACGACAAAATCATCAAAGCGTACTACGGCATCGTCACCCACATGGAGGACCGGAGTGGCCGGGTCGTCATTATCGAAGAGGAATCCGCGACCAGTCAGGCGCTGTATTTGAAGAAGCTCCTGAATGACGCGGGGATTCTCTATGTCGATTACAACCCGCTGATTTCTACCATTCAGGAACTCGAAGATTACGATATTGTCATCTCGATTTCCGGTGATTACACGCGGAAGCTCTCGCTGCTGACGCTGGCTTATCAGTCGGGCAAATCGGTGCTGACGTTCGGCTTGAATTCTACGTCAGCACAGTTGCCGCTGTTGATCGGAAATACGGGCGCTCAGCGTATTGAGTCTGGGCGTTATTACGAGAATATTGGTTCGACCGATCCGATATCTACCGGCTGGGACGCCTGGAATACAAGGCCGCCGGGAGTCTCCGGCTGGGGCACCGACGATTTTGAGAGTCTGCCGCTGGGGGCTACAACAAATGGCGAAATAGTCATGTTCGGCGGCGAAAAGGTTTACAAGCAATATGGCAACGGTACATATCGTGCATCGCCTGCCATTGCGACGATTCAGGTTAGTCCTGGTGATATTTATTACTTTGAAGCATACGTTTATAAGGTTACCGCAGGAGCGATTGGTGGCCTGCATTTTGTAGCGAGACAGTTTGAATCCGTTTCCCCCAATGTAGGTCCTTCGTATCCGAATGCTATTTACGTCTTGATGACAAATATCCCACAGGGGCAGTGGCACAAGGTTACCGGCTCGGTGACTATTGCTGATGGTAAAACGATATTGCAGCCTTATCTGCAAACGGGCAACGGCGTACCGGCTGGCGAAGAAATTATGTGGAAGGGCGTTCATTTCCGAAAGTTTGAGGAGAATCAGCGAACTCGGCCAATTACTGCCACACCGGCACATGCTGTCGCGCTAGAGCAGAAAAGCACCTTCGGCTACGGCGCACTTATGCGGAGCGATCCGGATTCCGGCGTGTGGGTGCATACTCAGATGGCAGATTTTCGGAGCGAGGTTTTTGTTACCCAGCAAGATCAGGATAATTTCACAGACTATCTGTTGGCTATTACCAAGCGCGCTGACACCTATGATATTGACCCGACCTGGGAGACGCAGGTCGGGGAATTTGTCATGGAGGCAATCGCCGACGTGGGTGACGTGATTAATGACTCGGTGAATATTACCGCGCGGGATTACGCAAAACGCTGCCAGGCCAGCAAGCTCAGCAAGGCGACAATGTTCAAGGCAAATCAGCGCATCGTGGATATCATTAAATCCGTGGCACTGAATGCTGGTGTGCGCAAGCTAAAACTGCCGGAGACTCTGGCGCTCACTCTCGGAAAAGACACCACCTGGGAACGAGACCAGGAGCGGTGGGCAATTATGAAAGACATTGCCGTCGCAAATAACTACGATCTCTGGTTCGACAATGAGGGATATCTCCGCCTCACGCCGCAGAACGACCCGCTGCTGACGCCCGCCACACTCGAACTCACCACCGGGCCACGCGGTAACCTCGTCTCGCGCGGTCGGCGCACGTCGGACGCGGGCCTGTTCAACCACGTGACGGCGGTCGGGGAGTCCAGCGCATCCGAGGTACCCCTGGTGTACGGGGAAGCCGTGAACGACAATCCGGCGTCGCCTAGCTCGGTGCAGAATATCGGCTATCGCACCAAGAACATCACGTCACCGCTAATTACCACCGACGAACAGGCTCGGGTTCTCGCGGAAACATTTCTCTCGGTGTCCATGCTCGAAGAATTCGAGCTAGACTTTTCGAGTGTTCTTTTTCCGTGGATCGAGGCTGGAGAAATTCTCGAAATGAACGAGGACGAGGCGGGCTGGGCTCCGGCTAGATATTTGCTTACCAGTTTGTCTATTCCATTTGATCTTTCGCCCATGTCGGGCACCGGAAAGCGAGTTACCAAACTATGAGTGATTTGGGCGAGCTTGTTATTGCCGAAAAACTCGACAGATATACTCGGGCGCGAGTGGCTAGCGAGGTTGCAAAACTTCGGCCAGCCCCGCGTTATGCTGTCGTTAAAAGTATCAACACGGAAGAATCTTACGCCGAGGTTAGTTACGTCGGCGAAGATTCTGTCGTCAAGGTTCCGTTCGGAAATATTGCACCTACGGTTGTCGGCCAAGAAGTCCGCATTGAGGGTGTGACTGGCGACCGCTATATTGCGGCGGTTCGCGGCACCTCGAATCTCGAAGAGGGAATTGAGCAGGCTGGCGTCAATGTCGAAGAGCTGAAAACCAACATCTCCAGCGCACTGCAAGGTGAATATGAAGGTGAAGACACGGCGCTGGAGGCTCTGCAAAACTGGGCTAGCAATATCGGTGCGAATTTCGAGGATTTGCTTAAGGCGTTCCGTGGGCAATATACCGGCAGCGATCCGTTCCTGTCTGCAATTCAGGGTGTCGTCTCGGCGTTTGGCGGTTTCGACCCGTCTATCCTGAGCAACCTTTCCATCGGCCACCTGGTAAATAAGCGCGGTCCGAATCTGCTGGAAAAATACGGCAGCTTCGACGCAGACGTTACTGTCGACGGCGAAGGCATCTGGGTCTGGGACGGCACGGAAGGGCGCACGACAGCCGGGTCGGTAAAGGCTGCGGGTGACGGCACCGACAAGGTTTTGACCACCGAGGCGTTTGAGGTTGCCGAGGGGCAAAAGCTCGTTGGCTCCACCTACGTGAAATGGTCGGGAGTCACCGGAACCGGCGATGCTTTTCGGCTGTCCCTGGTGCTGATAAATAATGGCGCGGTAGTCAGCGAAATCAACCTGGACACAATTTCAGCATCTGCCAGCGGCGGCTGGTCTAAGCTCGACGGCAATTACACGGTACCGTCGGGGGTGACGCATGTCCGGCAGCGGCTCAGCATTACGGATAATGTCACTGCCGGAAATATTTGGTTCGATGACTCGGAGCTGTACAAAAATACCCAGAGCCTTCCGCAGCAATGGATTAGCGGACTGGTCGATGGTCTCACCGATATTTGGACCGGCATTACCGGGATCGTGGATAATATCCTGTCGAAGCTGGGAATACCCACTGTCGGTAGCATCATGGATCGAATTTTTGATCTTGCCGACGAAATCGGCGACTGGTTCGATGACCACAATTTCACGGTAGCCAACCTGAGCAATCTGGTTGGCAATTTGCTGTCCGCGCCCGCAACGGTGATCGGGAATATTCCGCGTACCCTGGTGTCCGGACTGAACGGAATGCTGGACGCGCTGGATAATTTCCTGCTCGGCCTGGCAAATGCAATTCTGTCGGGCATCCGGAAAATCCCGGTGGTCGGCGGCAATATCGCAGACCGCATTAGTCAGGTGCTCAACGGCGTTCAGCAGGTCACGGAAACGGCCGAAGGCGCAGAAAATGCCGCAATAAATGTTGGCAACCAGGTGTCGATGGTGCAGCAGATTATCGCCGTGCGCACCGGTGCGCCTATCTGGGAAACCGGACCGGACCCCACCGGTATTGTGAGCTTCCCGTTTTCCACGCTGGCGCTGGGAACTTTTTCCGGATCGTTCAGCGGAGATTCCGGCAGCACCTCAAATAGCGGTAGCCATAATCACAGCTTCAGTGATTCGGGCAGCACCGGCACCACTCAGAGCCATAATCACTCTTTCTCGGTGTCGGGAAGCACGTCTAGTACCGGATCGTCGCATACGCATACATTTACGCCGTCAGGCTCGGTGTCTGTGGCGGAAAATTCATTCTTCGTCAATGCCACGGCAACGTGGGCACCGTGGACCTCGATTCGCTTTCCGTCGGCGGCGGAACGAAAGGTCTTGACGTTTATTGCGAAAATGACCGGCACCGTCACCGCGCTATATTTGGATGTGTACAAGCAAGAGGAGGACGGCACCAGCGTTTTCCAGTACACCATGCCGAATATTGCGGGCAATCTGCTTAATACCTATCAGTATGTTCAGCAGATGCATCCCGATAATGCAGTCATGGCCGACGAGGGAGACGTTTTTGAAATCCAGTTCCGCGTAGAGGGTAGCGGCTCGGTTCAGATTATCGGCGCGAATTTCCCGTACTTTTCGCCGCTTCCTGGATATCGTCCGTACTCGATTGGCTCAGGTCGAAACCCGTCTGGCGACCCGGTTCCTGCAAGTATTTCTGGCGGCGCTCGCGACGCAATGTATATGGGGCCAGCGGTGTGGTGCTCGTTTGGTGTTAACCTCACGGCACTCACCATGCTGCGATTCCTGTACGACGACTTCAATTCCGGATCATTCGGTTCCAACTGGAAGATTTACGGGAAGCTCTCTATATCAAATGGTCGCGTTCGATATGGCGGGGGAGTTCTCGACAACAGTGCGGCACGCGGCGTTCGCACGCAGCCTCTGGTTTCCGATAATGTCCGGTCTGAATTTGACGTCATCGTTGATTCGATGGAAGTTGGTATCGCAATCTGTGGTAATAATACCCTGGAACATGCGATGTGGATTACCATTGAAGACGACGGTATGCATTTCGACACCGGTCCAATGTCGGCATCTCGGGTGCGCCGCAAGAGTGTGCCAAATCCTGGCAACGGGCATTACATTGTCGAATATTACCAGTCCACCAATACCTACACGATTTATAAGGGATACGAGGCCATCCCGGAAAATTTCGTGATGGATTGGACCGACGCGACAAATGTCATCCCGCACGGACCCGGTTACCGCTGGGTGGGCGTCGGTGCTCGGCGTGCATTTACATCCATGTCCGGCACGCTCGATAACTGGGTTGCCCAGGATATCGACATGACTCCGGAGGAATAATGCCGTGGTCTCCCTCTGGGCCGAATAGGCCCAAGCAATTAAAGACCGGTTGGTCGCCCGGCGGCGTTGAATCTGACATTCAACAGCCGTCGGGCGGCTGGCGAAATGTGCCCATTTTTGATGGGCAGGAAAATGCAATAGCGGAAGACCTGGCGCAGACCAAGGTTGCCGTTCGTGGAACCGAAGGAACAGTAGTCACAGACCTGGCTAGAATTGTCGCCAGAATGGCGGCTCAGGAAAACGCTATTGCACAGGACGCTGGCAGATTTGGAGCCAGCCAGAAAGGCACAGAAAATGCCGTCGCTCAGGAATTGGCGCGACTCGGGCTTTATGCAGCGGAAGATTCAGTTGCTGAGAGTCTGGGTGCTCTTAACAAGCTATCACTATCCGGACTGGAATATTCAGCAGCTCAAGACTTAGGTCTGTTCAACCGAATTTCCGCCATTGGAAACGAGTCCAGTGTTTCCGAGGATATGGCTACGGAGGCGTGGTTTAAGCCCCCCGGCGGCGTCGACAGCACGCTGGTAACTTATTCCACGGCGGGAACGTTTACCTATACAATCCCAGTGTGGTGCAGATACATTGACGTGATCGTTCTCGGCGGTGGAGGCGGCGGCGATGGTGCCGGTTGGGCAATCGCGGGGCGCGGCGGTAATGGTGGATATTTCGCCTGGGTGACACTTCAGCGCGGTGTAGATATTCCGTGGACCGCAATTTCCATATCCATTACCGTCGGCACCGGCGGTGGCGGAGGCTCTGGTGGCGCAGTTGCCGGTTACGGTGCCACCGGAAATGCCAGTTCGGCCACTATTACCGGGGTTGGAACAATTACCGGAAATGGCGGTCAGCGAGGAATTGACTCCGGAAAACCCGCGTCACTGCGAACCGGTGGTGGCGTACAGGGCGGTAATGCTAGCTCGGACGGAAACTCGAATAACCTGTTGAATCTGAATGGATATCAATATTCTGGTGCCGCGCAGCATAGTAATTCCACCACGCCTCAACCCGCCGCTGGCGGATACGGCGGCGGCATCGTCTCCGGCAATGGCTCTGTCGGCGGATTAGGACGAGCTTGGGCGCGTGCCCGAGCATAAAATAAAGGAGAAACGAAATGGCACTCAAAGAGGTTCCTTTTGAGGATTACGAGGCCCCTCCTCACGACGGTATTTGGCCCGACAATTTCTTGATTAACAAGGACTGGGTCGACCAGAATGTGAATTACCAATTCACCGTGCTCCCGAATTCGGGCAGCATGAGCATTCGTCGTCAGGATTCAGAAACAGGCGAGGGCCTTCTTGAGATTAGCCACCTGGCGGTGGCCGATCATATCACTACGGTGATTTACCGGATCAATGAAACCGTTCTGATCGAGGATACCGACGTTGAATGCTACGAGATGATTCGAGGTTAATAAATGCCCGTCACATATACAGACGCGCACCGGAATGCCGCCGCGATGGCGATAGCCGGGTTGGGAAATAGGGTCGGTCTATATGTCGGCTCGACGCGCGTTGGCACGGTTTATGCCGATACGACCTGGGGTGCTGCGGTAAAAATCACCGAGAGCAGCGTGGATAAGGCGCAAACCACGGGATCAAAGGTCACTATTTCTGTTCCAGGTGGCACGCTGGCAAATGGCTCAATAATCGACCACTACGGAATCCACAACGGCACAACGCTTTTGCGCCGCATTCCGCTTCCACAGTCCGTCGTTGTTAATGACGGCTCGCAGGGGTTCGATATTGACGTGACGCCGGTCCTCAAATTCCGAGGAGAATAGGCACCAGCAGCCTCCGATAGACGCCGACAAGAGTCGACGGATACGCTGGGGCCATGCCTACCGTCATCGACTCCGGCTCCTACGTGCCCCCGCCCGCGATCCGCGCGGCGGGGCACGTGGGCAGCTTCGGATACCTCAGCACGTCGCGACCGGGCGCCAGTTTTTCGGGCAAGCCGATTACCCAGAATTGGGTAGACGACATGAAAAATAATGGCCTGGAAATCATTTCGTGCTGGCAGTACGGAAAAGATATCACCGCCGACTGGCGGCGCGGATTTAATGGAGGCGTGGCAGATGCGCAAGCAGCCGACCGACGACATAAATCTCTCGGCGGTCCTGAAGATGCCCCTATCTATTTCGCTGTCGATAATGACATTGGTCAGCTTGATTGGCGCAGTAGCGTACGGGATTACCTTCGTGGCATTAACTCGGTTATTGGGGTTGAGCGAACCGGGGTGTACGGACATGACGAATGCTGTCGGTGGGCCGCGCAAGAGGGATTGATTGGCAGAACGCACGACGACAAGACCGGCAAGTTTTACGCCTGGCAAACCAAGGCGTGGTCCGAGGGGGATATTTTCTCGGGTACTTGCGTATTCCAGAGAATTGTCGACACACAGGCAAATCCTGGTCCGAAAATCAACGGCTCAGCCGTTGACGTGAATGACATTTTGAGTCCCGATTACGGCCAGTGGAGCTTTCCGCGCGGAAATTGGGATTTCATTCTGACGCAAATGATGGGAACGAGGGACTGAAGTGCAATATAAGCAATTCATTCCAGACGAGCTAATGGAGACCTCGCTTATCGAGGCCACCGAAATGGCTGTAGTAGAAAACCTTCGCGCAAGTCTGGCCGCCGATGACGACCCGGCTAACGACGATCACGAAATTCAGCTTGACCGCGCTCGCGGAAAAGATGCCCTGGGTCGCAATGGCATTTGGTTTGTCGGCACCGTGGACGCCGAACCTGAGCCCTATCCGGAGGTGCCTCGCGAAGAATTCGAGGTTGCCGGTGCAGTCAAGGCGCATGACGACGGCTTTGAATTGCCGACCGATTACGAGGCGGACGACCCGTATCTTCTTGACCATCTTTACGGAAAGGGGCTGCGGTAATGGCATTCGTTAACGGCCCGCAAATGATGCGGGATATCGCGAATATGTGTCACGAGCGCTTCGGCACAACCATTGTTTATTCGCCTGGCTGGGAGACTCGCGGAAATGGACAGTCTTGGCCCGCTGGAGGCCCTAAGGGGTTTGTCGACCATCATACTGCTGGCGGGAATAATATTTATCTTGACCAGAACCTCATCTCCGGGGTTCCTGGACTTAGCGGCCCTCTGTGTAATTTCGCTGGCCTATACGACGGCGACCTTGCTTTGGTGGCGGCGTATCCGGCGAATCACGCGGGAGCATCGGGAGGATGGGATACTGCACCACTTCCCCGAACAGGAATGTTCAACCGAGAAGTTCTAGGTATTGAAATGCAGTACCGGGGCACAGAGCCAATGAGCCCCGAGCAATACCAGACACTGCTCGCGGTGAATTTCTGTGCCGCCGAGGTTCTTGGGTGGGAAAAGGATTACCGCCGGATCAAGAACCACCAGGGCACGAGTATTCAGGGCAAGTGGGATATGGGGCGCGGAAATGGCGTCACGTACGACATTAACCAGATTCGTCGGGATATCGCCGCCAAGGGTGGCACCGCCGCAAACGACGACAAGACGTGGGACCGCGTGCTCACGCAAATGATGGGTACTTCGGCATGAGTCAGGAAAATCTGCATCCCGCCACACAGGAATTGCTGGGGCATTTCGAGTACGGACACCTGCCGCAGTACCTGCAAACGGTGTCGATGTATTTCAGGGACACCGCAGAAACGATGGTCACCAATCTCGGCGAGGGTCCGGAAACGTCCGCAGGTCTGCGAAAGCTGCTTGAAGCAAAAGACTGCTTTGTCCGACAGGCCGTGAAAAAGATGAAGGAGCACGACGCACAATGAGCGCAAAGGCAGTAGAGGGGCAATTCATGGGCGAGCCAGCAGGCGGACCGGCAAAGAATCTCGGGTGGCGCGGTCTCGCGCCGCAGCCCGACAATGACGGCAACCGCTGGTCCCAGTTCCGAATTGCCATGAAGTCCGAGGGTGGCGGAAATGTCGACCGGCAGACAATGGTTGAGGCGCTGGGCACCCTGGTTTTCGAGGCCACGCTCCGCATTAAGGCAGTCACCGACGTGGAAGCGGCCAAGGCGAAGACCGTGGACGCGAAGCTCGGTGAAACGGTTCTCGGCCACGCAGCAGTTGCGTCGGGCATGGGAATTGCCAACCACGATCTTCTCGTTGAAATCCGCGACCTACTCAAGTCCAAGTAAAAAGGATCACACATAATGACCACCAAAATGCCCGATGAAGGGCAGTTCATCGAGGTCAGAAATCTCGACGGCAAGTCTGTCGAGATTGTGCGCAATATTCGTGACGTTGTTATCCGCTTGCGCGGAAAACCGTACGAAGAAGGCCAGCGAATGATCGGCTCGAATATTGTTGTTGAGGCTCGGGTTTATAATAACCAGACTCGACTGTTCGAGACCGATTGGATTAACGTTCCAGCAATGTCTGCCAGTGTTTATGCGGATGCAAATTCGTTTTGCACGGCAGACATTCACGTGCATCCGCGTGAGCTAATTAACGTGGAAGCGCTTCTCATGAAAGAGGAGAAATACGATGACGACACCGAATCCGGTGGACCCGACTAACGATCCGCGTATCCCCGACCTCTCGAACGAGGCAGTAGCCGGACCGAACCTGTTCAATATCCGCACATGGCGTGATGTTATTGCCATGCTGTATGTGCTGGTGCCGCTGGCGAGCGTCATTCTCGTCAGCTATGGCGTATTCCAGTCCGAGGACGCCGCCGTTTTGGTCGGCGCAATCCTGGGCGTGTTGCAGGTTATTCTGCAATTTGCCCGCACTGCGGCGTGGGGCCGTCGCATTTTCTACACCGTGTTGCTTGCTGCAAATGCGGTGCTTGTCTGGTGGAAGGTTGTCGACCCCGATTTCCTGAGCACCTGGCTCCCACTGATTAACGTTCTGCTCGTCGGTGCGCCCGCCGCAATTGCGGTGCAGAACGTGAATACCTCTGGCGACAATGTTGTTCCGCTGCGACCGCACGGAAGTGCCGGTCTGGATAACGCTGCATAAGATCGTCCGAGGGGAATAAGATGAACGCGGAAGCGCCGTACGGCATTCTATCTATATGCACAGGAGTAGGTGCATTAGATATTGCCGTGCGGCGCTCTCTGCATAAAAAGGGCATCGACACAGAGTTTGTTGCATTCGTTGAGAATGATCCGAATTGCAGCAAAGTATTGAGGCACCATTACCCTAATGTTCCAAATCTGGGTGACCTCAAGTCTGTCGGGAATTGGGACGATTACCAGCATGTCAGGGTAATCACCGCAGGCTTTCCCTGTCAGCCCTTCTCTGTTGCAGGAAACAGATTAGGTGAAAACGATGACAGGTATCTTTGGCCGTTTATCGAAACGGCGATTCGCACAATTCGACCAGACTACATTTTCTTGGAAAATGTTGCGGGCTTTAGGTCGCAGGGGTTTGGGGGAGTCGCAGCCTCTTTGGCCGCCAACGGGTATGTTTTTCGATGGCATAGCGTACGAGCTGCTGATATTGGCGCGCCCCACAAGCGAGATCGAGTTTTCATCGTTGCCCGACCTGCTGCCGACACCGGTAGCGTCTGACGGCGGCGGTGCCAGCGGATTTGATCCAAAGCGGATTAGGCTCGCTGATTTTCCGTTTCACAGGCTGAATAACTGGGGGAAATATCTTCCCGCTATTCAGCGATGGGAAACGGTCACACAGCTTGTGGCACCAAAGCCGCAAGTAATTGATTCACTAGGTCACCGGCAGATTAATCCTGAGTTCGTCGAATGGATTATGGGTTTTACGCCGGGACATGTCACCGATCCGGCTATCGGGGCCTCCCGCGCCGCGCAGGTGACGATGCTCGGCAACTCGGTGGTATCCGCCGCCGCAGAGGACGCATACGATCACTGCCTGGACGCCTGGGAGGACTCCCCGGTGTCTCTAGGTGCCTGAAGCAAAAGGGAAACAGTGGCTATTAAAGATGATTTGACCAAGAAGGTCTTCGACTCTCACTCAGGACTATTTGGCATGAAGTATAAAGTAGAACCAGACAGCATTAGCGCGGTACAAAATACTCAGGATACGCTCATGCTCTACGCGACCTGGGGATTTTTCTACGGCCTGGCGCTCGTCGCACAGCCGGATCAAATCTGGGCATTCGGCTATTACGAAACAGCGAAAATGGTTCCAGGGTCTCCGGATTCCTGGGGAATCTTCTCTATGATTGGGGGAATATTAATCTTCATCGGCATGATGGTGAGGCCAAAACCGGCGCTGTGTGCAATGGGGTTGGCCTTTCTGGTTGTCTGGAATTTCTTTTTTGCCTTCAGCTTTTTCCGGGAATACCTCAATGACATGAGCATCGGTTTCCAGCCATGCATCACCTACCTTGTTCTCTGCCTCTGGGGGATAACTCTCGTGTCTACCTACCGTAAGAGAAATACACATGCCGTACACTAAATTGCATTTGGATGCCAGAAATCCCTTCGAGATTGCGATTATTACTTTCTCGATCTTCTTCTCTTTCATCCAAATCGTTCTCGACCAATACCCCGGCGCTATATACACATTCACCGACGACTTTTATCGTTATCTGTGGGCTGGTGCATATCTCCTATCGTCATTAGCTAGTGGCGTAGGAATCTTGCTCAAGCATCATTCTCAAGGCTTGAGCTTGGAGTGTTGGGGTATGTATATCATGGGCGGTTCGCTATTTGTTTATGCGATCTGCCTGTTCTCTGTCGGCAAAACAACAGCCCTGTTTGCCGCCGGATTTTTCACGATCATCGCAGGGGCGTGTTTTGCGAGAGCTATTATCGTTCACAGGGGTTTCCGAAAAATAGCTCGGGGGGACTTTTTACGTCTCGGGGAAGCAGAGAGCAATGAAAAATGAACTTGGACAGCGCACAGTTTTGGGTGCAACTGGCGGTGACACTGCTGTCTACCGGAGGTCTGTTCGGCGGTTATCAGATTTGGAGGGACCGCAAGAAGGCTGACGCAGAGGCAAAAAAAGAAGATGCCACGGCGGCGGACATAATCCAGGGTTCTGCCGCACGTGAAATCGACCGCATTAATCGGGTGCTCGAAGAGGAGCGCAAATTATCTATATCCCGTAAACGAGCAGGCGCAAAACTTTATTATCACATGCGCGCCCACGAGGAGTGGGACAGAAAATTACTCAGAAAATTGAGTGAGGCCGGAATTGAGGTGGAGCTTCCCCCACATCTTGCGTTAACGCAAGAAGAACTAGATGCCCTAGAGATTTAGGAGACGCAGCATGGGTGTTCAGGCTCTACTACAGCCCACACGAATTCAGAACATCGCCATTTATGAGGGCGCTGGCTTGAATTATATCTTTCGTCCGGATCAGGAAATTCCAGAGGGTGCGCTAGTTTTTATGCGCGCCTATTCCGGCAGAGATTTCAAGGGGCAAAGCTATGTCTCGGTGTGGACGGGGGAACGCACCGTCGACGGGCATTATCGTTTCGAGCAAGAAGATGACGTGATATACGATTCACGTATTGAGCATGGATCGGCATACAAGATTTACGTGCAGCCAGATATTCATGATCGGTCTACTCGAAAACCAGAACAAACAGGAAGGTTCTTAATTCTGTGAGAACGCTCGTCATAATTTGCCGAGGGATTGGCGAACCACTCGGCACCGGAATGCTATGGAATGTTAAAAAGTTCCTGCCCGAGGACGTGTTCGATATTATCGAACTGAAGTGGCACGCTGAATACGGCCCGGTTCCCGGCATCATTGGCGATCCGTTTGAAAAGAACCTCGAAGACGGCGTTTCCCTTTTGCTCGACCTATGCACGAGTGTGTACCGGAACAGAAGGATCGTCGTGCTCGGCTACTCGGGCGGCGCGCAGCTCGCGGGCGACGCGCTGGCGATCCTCGCGCGGCGTCCCGGCGACCATAACGTGGTCGGCGGCGTCCTGGTCAGCGATCCGTCGCAGCCCAAGGGCCAGCCGGGAGCCGGTCGGAAATACGGCATCCGAGGGTCGCGTCCCGTGCCGTCAGGAATTCCGGTGATTTGGTTCTTCGACACCAAGGACGTTATTTGCTGCTGCACACCGGAGCCCGATTCTCTAATGAGGCTCATTGCGGACGGCAGCGGCGAATTGTCGCTTGGCGGGCCGCGGGCGTGGTCGGGCAGTTTGGCTCGACTCAGGCTCAAGAAATTTCAGAAGCACATTATTCCCTGGCGAATGCCAGATAAGATACTCCAGCAATTCAATACAGCGCGCTGGGAAATTGAGGGATATTTATTCAGGGGCGACCACACGGAATACTGGAAGCGGACGAATTCCAGAACCGGAAACCAGTATTTCGTAGATATCGCCCGGTGGATTCGGAACGCCTCCGAGTTCACGCCGAGGCGTTAGCCGGGTCAGACAAAGAAACCCCGTAGCTCAAGTTCAGCTACGGGGTTTCTTTGTGTGTGAGTTATTCGCAGGATGAGAGTTTTGTGGATTCGTGCTTCCACACGATTTCGAGTCGACCTCGAATTCGCTCGACGAACGGCTTAATTACATCACCGCATCGGTCACAGGTCCGCTTGGATTTCCTACTCACAGGATTCCTTCTTTCTTCGTCATGATCGGGTTACAGGACTCGACCGTGCTTGTAGGGTCGAGTGGCGTTGTAGCGCGTCTTGTTGATAAACGCATCCACGAACTGCTCGATTCCCTCGAAATTCAGGTGGCCGGGATTCTCGCGATCCGTTGCCACCGAATCAGGGATTCTAACAACAGTGTCTGCCAATTCAGTTGACACGCCTTCCGGCTTGAGAAGTTTTCCATCCTCATTGACCGGCTCCATATAAACGGCATCTTCACCCGACTGTTCCTTATCGTGGTACCAGAGATTTGCCTCACCGCTCCGGTGTGATTCCAGGGCCTCACTCAACTCGGAATGCATGAGCGCGATTTCCTCGGGAAAACCGCGACCGCTGTCGTGGAAACCCTTGCTTTCCGTGATGAGCCAGCACGACGTGGCGAGAATTCGCAGAGCGCGGGCAACCTCAGCCGCGCCCTCGTCGGTGAGTGTGCCGGTATGCACGTCGATGTATTCGGGGTCCGCGCCGTACTTGGCGAAATCCGAGTAGTCGATACCATCAAACGCTTCGCGGGTAGCCTGGTCAGTCATTGTTTCTCTCCTGATTTCTTTCTTCAATTTCCATGCGGACATAAACGAGTGCATCGGCTGTTTCGTCCAATGCGTCGGACAACTGGTTGCGGCCATTATTGGGCTGCAACGGTGTGCCGTATTTGGCGAGACCGAAATTCTTGCGATTCAGCATTTCGGTCTCTGGATTTCTGTCTAGCACTCGGCAGATTTGCGAGTAAATACTAGCCAGCTTGAAATATAAAATCTCCAGGCTGTCGTCACTCGCGCCGAGAATCATCCTGCCGCTATGCAAATCCTGGATCACCAGGTCGTGGGCAGATGGACCGTCATTAGGCTCTGGTCGCGGCTGTACTGGAATATTATTCTGGCTGCGCAACAAATCGTCTGCATCAGAAACAATGTCACCCACGATTATTCTCCACGGTAATTGGCACCACCTTGCAGATGACTTTGTTTTCGGCGGCATCATTAGCCTTGAGCATCTTGAAGATGTTTTCTGCCTGATGCTGTTCACGTACCACGCGGACATTTGCGCCAAGAATATACGTGGTGTCAATCACCGCATATCCGACCGGGTCTGGGTTGATATCTTCAAGAGATTTCATCAGGTCGTCCAGCGCTTCATCTCTAGGCTTGGGTTCATAAATCTCTGGCGGCGGAACGTCAAGAGAAATAACGTGCCTATCCGAAATTCCTCTAAGATACTCGCGACGGAACTTCTTTGCCTTACGTTTGTCCTTGCGAGACATTTCGCCATGCGCCATCGAATACCAGTCGTATTTCTTGGCAACATATACGTCGTTGCATTCGTCGCAAATCCAGAACGTACCCCACGGATAAATAGGCTCGGACCAGTGCTCGCCAGTTCTTGTCGGCGGGCTACAGGTGTGCGTGGCCTTGAATACCTCTTTGCTGGTCGGCACCCCAATAATCGGCACAGCGTCACTGTCCCTTCTGCTTAAACTTGAGGCGTGGCGACCACTCTTTATCAATCAGGCCCTGAATTTCCGCTTTCTGATTATCGTCAAGCTCGTTGCCCTTGATGAGCTTATCGAGGTCGGCCATATTGAACTTGCCTATCCGCGCCGCGATTTCCGGTCCGACTATCTTCGCGACTGCCGACGGATTCTTTACCGAACGCCGCCCAGTAGCCAAAATATCAACCTGGTACGTTTGACCCGAATCCTCGTCACGAGCCGCGAGTTTCGTAATGTCTTCTTCACGCGCGCAATCTGTAATAACCTTTTCGCAATGGTCGATCAAACTTTGCAGACCCTCTAGTTTTCCCTGTAATGCAGCCCTGGTCAGTAGAGCCTGCTCGGGATCGAGAATCGCCAGGACGCCGCCCTTGTCGACGTTCTTCTGTAGCTCGGGGCACGTCGCGGAGATGGGGCAGAACCGGCAGCCGGTGCCGAGACGATACGGTGCCTGGTCGCGCTCGGTGGAAAGAATGAGCGCGACAGTTTCCTGCATTTCATTCCAGGTCTCGACGCACTCTTCGCGCGTAATATATACCGCGGGCGTCTCGTTGAATCGCAGCAAATCCGCCTGGACCCAGACACCCTCTGGCTTCAATTCCTTGAATTCGATAAGCGCACACACTGCATAAATCCTGAATTGCAGCTTGTCGCGCACGTCGTCGAATCCCCAGCGCTGAGACACAGACTTGTAATCGACCACACGAATGGCACGCTCACCATTCGGACCTTCGACAATGTCGCAGCGGTCAAAAATGTAGGTCAACAAAATGTCGTCAACCTGCGTGGGGGTCCGAGTCTTTTTTTCAGTGCTATAAATCTCGATGCCCGAAAGATCGGTACGTTCATACCAATCTAGCGCGAGCTTCTTTGCGTCGGTGTAATCCTCGCTGCTGTAGCTGGAATGACCGAATACCTTCATGAATGCTTCATGCAGCAATTCCAGGAAATAATCCTTGTCGTCCCAGGTGTGCGTCTTGGCAAAATACACAGCCTGTACGAAATTCTCGAAACAGTCGTGGCACACGGTGCCGACCATTCCTCGGGTTGAGCCGGTGGGTGTGGGAATATAGTCGACGTATTGCGCCGCCCACTTCTGCGGGCACTGATTCCACACCAAAAGCGAACTGGCACTTACTGTGCCGGACGCTGGCCTCATTTATGATCCTCCAATTTGAACAGTAATTCTAGGTCGGATTCGTCGTAGCTATTCACTCACGAACTCCTGCCAGAAATCCAAGAGACTCAATGGCGCTTTCCATTTTGTCGCGCATAGCCTTGGCGAACTCCTTGAAATCGTCCTGCGTTGCGCCGATGCTGTCCACCGTTTCCACGGTCAGGGTGACGCCCTGTCCATGGAATTCCAGACTCATTGTTCCGTATGCCACCGTTTAAGCCTTTCCAGCCCATATTCCGTGCTTTGATCCGGTAACATTCCTGTAGTCGTCGCAATCATTAAATACAGGGCAGCTACCACATATTTCTCGCGCCAGACTTCTCAGGTCCGACCGGCCACGACCGGGGAAGAAAATGTCCTCGTCGGTCGGGCTAGCCGGACCAGAGTCTTTACATGCGGCAGAATCTTTCCAGGTTTCGTCCATTTGAAAAAAGGACGTACCATTTACCCCCTCGGGGGCGGGTGCCCCTTCGCCGCATATGCAGTCGTGATTTACTCTGCCGGTGGGGAAATCGGCGGACTCAATGGTGACGGTACGCCACCAGTAGATTCCGAAAGCTCCGAATTCCTTTCGGGTGACGGTGACTGCTTCGGTTCGTCTGGAGATTCGTTTGCAGACTCCGGTACAGATGAGTCTTTTGGGGCTTCATCCTCCGTGGTGCCATTTCGCGGAGTGAAATCCTTGAGGCCGCTGTCCTTAATTTCCCTGGACTTGTCCTCGTCTCCGATAAAAGAGACCGGGTTCATGACTCGCTTGGTATTTGCCTGAGGGGTGGCACGGTTTACCATTTGTTATCTTCCTTCAACTGTTCGATTGAGCCTTCTAGCTCAAATTGCTGTTTTTCCCTAGCCTCGGCGTACAGCTTCTCTACTTCGATCCTGACATCAAGTGGAACGCTTTCGATCCAATTCGGCAGACCGCCGTTCGCCGATTCCAGTTCACCACGAACCACGAGAATTATCATGGGGACCGTGGTAATTGACTGCTCTGCCTGGTGGATTCCAACCTTGAGATTGTCCACGTCATCGTGGAAACAAACGCCGGTCAGGGCGTCTTCAACCAGCTTTTGCATGTTGGTGGAGTCAACGCGGTTTTTGGTCCGCGTGTAGTTCCTCTTGTCCTTGTACTGATCCCGTCGCCGCCACGTGATTATGTCCAGCGCGTACGCCGGTTCCATCATGTATGCACCCTGGCTGACGATTTCCTCACGCACCGCGTCCTTGAATGAGGCGCCCTCGGCATCCTGACCAAAAGACACGAATGACTTTTTTCCCTTACGAACGGCACCGGCGGGCGGGACTTTCCAGGGAAGCGGATTAACCGGGACCGTGAATATCTGCGTTATCATAGAAACACATTCACAAATCCGGCGACCAACCCGGCTGCGAGTGCTAGCAGGCATACCGCGATTGCTGCTGAAATCAGGATGATAATAACCATCGTGAACCAGTAACCGAATTTATAGCTGAAATCCTGGATCGGCTCTGCCGGCTCAAATTGCTCGGTGGGGATTTGATCTTCCAGCGGCAAGGAAATCGGCTCGGTATTGACGGCATCCTCTTTGATGAAAGGATTGTGAATCAGCCACTCGGGGACGCTATTCCTGTGGGGGTTCGACATATTTCTCGCCTCCAATTTCAATGACCGTGAGACTGTCCGCTCCGTCGAGTATCTGGAAGAAATCTGAATACTCGGATTCGAGGTCGTAAATTACAGCCTCGCGCGGGGTCTTGACATTCTCGGGGTAATAACCCTTGGAAATACCTGGAGTGTAGGTGACCTCCACGAGGAACTTAATCGGCTCGTCGCTCAACGTCCTGTTGCCTTTCTCTTGGCTCGTGCCTTCGCCTTCTTTTTCGCCTTGTGGGGAGCTTTTATCTTCTCGCGCTTTTGTGTTTCGCCGGCGACCAGTGCGATATATTTGGCAATCTCTGCACCGTTGCGCCCCATGATTTCCTGGCGCTTGCCGTCGTGCTTCTCCACTTTGCTCTCCCGTAGGCTAAATTTCAGTGTGCTACTCACTAGCTAATATCTCTCAGCGGAGAAATCCACGCCTCGTATCCAGCGCCACCCTGAATATAAGTGAATTTGTTCTGCTCAGAAACGCCCTGCTCAAAATAAATGGTAGCGTTCGCCCCAATTGCTCGCGACACGGCGTCCCTGACGTAGAGCGCATTCACCGATAATGCGGTGGGAATATCGGGTCCGCCGGTTGCGCCAATAACGTCTTGGGCAGACTTTCCGGAATCAGTTCTCATGCTAAAAAGAAGAGAGTCTTTTGCGGCCAGCAAATTAACGCGGCCCTTCTCGTCCTTTTTCATGATCTTGAAAATGCGGTCACACACGTCCCGATATTCGTCGGTATTGATGGTGACCTGTCCGGTGTAATCGTTGGCGTCGGTGCGCTTGAATGCCTGATGAATATTCCGATCAAAGCGAACCACTTCAACCTGGGTAAAATCGTCAGGCGTAATCCCCAGACCCTTATTTGTGGGAACCACCAATGAATCCCCCGCGTGGTGAATCACGCCGGTCAGTGCCGACACCGGCACCGTCATGGGCGCGTCGACCAGCGGCGGAATCCCCAGCGGCACCGACGCCGCGACGTACCGATTGGTCGCGAGGACGCCGTACCCGTCGAGATAGACGCCGGTCAGCTCGGGCGCGGTGCCATCTTCTTTCGCCGCCGCCCACGATACGGCCTCCAGCTTGTCCGAGAGCGACGAAACGGCCACACCCCCCGTCTCGGTATAGGGTGCCCATTCGGGGAAATCAGAATGGCCGATGAGCGGCATGGTGCCGACGGTCGCGCCACGGGAATGCTCGCGGGTCATGGTCAGGCAGCCGGGTGCGTTTTCGTCATCCAGTTTCACGGTGCTGCCCTGGCCCTTGGGTAGCGTGTCGATAAATTTCGCGACGTGCGGCGAAATTTTCCAGGTGCCCTTGCCTGATATTTTGAGTCCGGCGACACGCTGTCGATAGAAAATACTGAGGTCCGTACTGGACACAAATACGTCCCCAGTGTTTTCATCGAAGTCAATAAGGATGCCCGAGGAAAACATCTCGCCCGTTGTATGCGGACTCGGTGAAACTCGGGCAGCCTTATTCAGCGCGTCGGCGATAGTCGACGTTTCGACAATCGCGTAGCTCACGTTGAATTCTCCTTGTCTACGAGGACTTTGTTGTGCTTCTTGCAATAAGCGACCACAGCAGCATCTACGAGGATTTCTACTTGCTCATCCGAAAGCGCCTTGAATAGATTTTCGACGATGCGAAAATCTTTGTCGCTTGCCACAATTCCTCCTAAGTCAGGAATAGGGACTCGACGTAATACTCCAGCTCGTTGCGAGATGCCGTGCAATCATCGAGGACGCGGTGCGTCTTATTGGCGGGCGCGGCATTTTCAAGCAGTGCAGGCTTGTAGATGCGGGCCATTTCCTTGATGCTCGAAATGTCAATGTTTCGATAATGGAACGCGGCATTCAGGTTCGGCATTTGCAGCGACAGAAACTGTCGATCAAAATGAATGCTCGAACCGCACAGCGGGAGTTGTACGCGATTTTTCCCCAGTGAGTATTCTTTGAGCCAGTCAATTGCTTCCGTCTCGACCATCGCCTGGTCCATTCGGATATGGCTGTCGTACTTGCTCTGGATATCCTGGATCAGACCGTTCTCGGTGTGCATATTGAGAACGTAATCATTGCCCAGCTCTTTGTGCGACAGGAGATTGACGTGATTGACTGTGTTTGAGTCAGACATAATCCAGCTACGCTCGTCGATCAATTCGAGTCGGGCGGTGTACAACTGGATGCCCAATTCAATCATGATGTTCTGCTGCGGATCAAGTCCGGTGGTCTCGATATCGAGAATCACGACCTTAGGTTGTGCCATTTTCTTCTGCCTCAATTTCTGCTCGGGTGTCGCTGTAAAGTTTCAGCGCCAGGTCAATTACGTCTTGCTTGGGAATTCGCCAGTCTCTGCCGATCTTAATTGCACCCGGCAGATACTCGGGGTCTTTTAGCCACAGGCCCAGGGTGCTACGGCTGATGCGGAAAAAATCCTTGACTTCCGTCGCCGTCATTAGCTCCGGCAAATCCCGGACTAGGTGCTCTGCTCGACCTCGTCGTTGATCGTCATTCATTTTCCTCTCTTTTCCTTTTCTTCCATCATGGCCTGAGCAATAGCCTTGGCAACGAGCGGATCGGTCTCGACGATTGAATCGGCAGTCTTTTTCTTGACGCCAAGAATTTCGTCTACACGATCTTCCACGCTGTTCTGGACTTTGTAATCCAGAACCTGAATTGCCTGAGTTTTATCCGCACCGATCCGGTGCAACCGGTCTACCGCCTGTTGATTCAGCGGCGGATTAAACAGCAAATCGAGACGCTGACAATACCGTGCCGACGTCATATTCAGTCCAACCCCAGCGACCGAATAAATACAGACGATTACTCCTGGCAGTTCATTCTCGGTCCAGGCATCTACGACGCCCTGACGATCTTCGGCTTTAATGTCGCCATGCAGCACGTAAACCGGGTATGTTTTCTTTTCGCGAGTCGCCGGGTCTATGTACTTGTTATTGGGATGCTCAAACGCCTTCAACAGGCGCTCCACATATGCGGCCTGGACCTGTCGCCACTGCGTGAAAACAACCACGCGGTTGCCGTCCTTTACCATATTAATGGCATCCCACTCGGCGGCATCCAATTTGTCAGAATGGTCTTCGCCGCTTGCTAGCACCGTAGCGGTGGTGCCGGAAATTTGCTTGAGACGCATAAATTTGGTGAGCACGTTTCCAATATCTTCGGGCTCGCCATTGTCGTCTCGTGAAATTTGCAGATTCTCCAGAACTTCGTCATAAAGTTTCTGCTGCTTCGGCGTCAACCCGACTGCTCGGGTGATGTACTGGACCTCGGGCAGGTCGAGAACGTCTTTTTTCAGACGGCGGATCATGATTTCCGCCAGCTTTTGATTAAGCTGCATCTCGTTCTTGGTGGCGATGATTTGCTTATTCTCGTACCCACCGTAGACCGCGTAGTTATTCAGGAATCCATAGTAACTACCCGCCGCCTTAGGCGAAATCATGTACGTGAGCGACCAGAGGTCGTTGACATGATTAAGAATCGGCGAACCCGTGAGCAAGAATTTACGAGTAATGGTATCCGCCAGTGCGTGCGCGGATTTTGTTCGCTGCGCCGTGGGATTCTTGAGCATATGCGCTTCGTCGAAAATCACAATGTCGAACTTGTGCGCCTGTAGAATCTCTAGGTGTGGCTTGACCTGCTCGTAATTAATAATCAGGACTCGCGGCCCGGCAACCTGAGTGAATTCCTGGATCACCTTTTCGCGACGCTTCGGCGTTGTGTTGGGCACCACGGTGACATGGATGCAGTCGCCCATGAAATTCTCGATTTCGTTGAGCCAGTTACGCTTAAGCGTGGTCGGCGCTACGATCAGGAGGCTTTCGCTGCGCTTGAGTACCAGGTCAATTCCATAGACAGTCAGCGACTGTAGGGATTTTCCTAGACCCATTTCATCAGCCAGCAAAAAACTTTGCATGGCTGCTGCTCGCCGAATTCCTTCGACCTGATGCTGGTAATACTTGATGGAATCTTTGACGTATGGCTCAATACTGTTCCTGTTTTCCAGGGACACTTTTACCCCTCTCGGAGGATCACTTCGAGAATCTGCTCCGGACCATGCTCGGCATTAATGCCCAGTGTCTTGAGCTTGTGATTCAGCGAACCCATTACCATCGACCAGGTGTGCTGCAAATCCAGCATGTGGCTAGAAACCCCACCATCAGAACAGGCAGGCGCACCGGCAGACGGGTTGAAACGCAAAAGCAGGTAATAAAGAATGCAGGTATCGGGGAGATTTAATTCCTCAACCCACGAGTCGACAATAAATCCCACCGCCTCGTGCCTCATTCGCTCCCGCTGATCCTTGTCGTGAATCTTGGTGATGTGTTCACGCATCTTGGAAAAGCACTCAGGATCGGTGGGATCGAAGATAAACGGCTCATCTGGAGTTTCGTCGGCCACTGTGTTATTCCACCTTAGTGATCTTGTATACGGAAAAATGCTGTGCGGTCTCGTCTTCGAGAACATAATCGTTGGCATCGGTGTTTATGTCATTCTTGACCTTGCCCGCCTCTTCGGGGGTCAAATAAACCCGATCGTCGCCCACGTACAGGGTTTTCGCTGGCGTGCCATTGAATGATGCATCCTCGGTGGCTGCGACCAGATATCCCTCGGTGAGATTAAATCTCTCACCGGACCAAATTTCTGTCATGTATTTTCTCCTGCCAACAGAAAGAGAGTAGAAAGCGGCGGGAATTAGTCGTGCGTAACTCGCTGCATTAATACAGCACTGACGTTTCTTGACTAATCCCCGCCGCTATAAATCGGTCACCCGTGTCTGGATCGGAGTTCCGCGCCCAATACTCGCCTAGCGCACAAACACAGGTCGTTACCGCGAGTTCGACCGATCCCTTATTACTCTACGGGCGACTCGGAATCCTCACCGGGGGTTTCCTCGGCGGGCGTCTCCTCGGCGGGCTCCCCCTCCTCCTTTTCCGGCGCGGTCCAGGTCAGCTTCTCCTTTTCCTCCGGCTGCTCCGGCTCCCACGGACCCGGCTCGCCATCCGGCCCGTTCGGCACGCCGTAATTCGACACGATCGACGGCGGGCAGGGTGCGGGGCCGGTCGGCGTCTCGAACGCGCACCGATTTTCCGGCGCGGCGTCGGCGGCACCGACCCCGAAAACCAGGCCAACAGTGGCTGCGGCACCTGCGAGAATTCCTGCAAACTTCTGGGTCTTGAACATTTTTTCTTACTCCTGTGTTGATGGGGTGCGAGAGAATTAAACTAACTGCGATTAAAGGGTTTAGAGATTTAAGGAAAAGGCCGGGAGAGCACCCCTCATTTAACTTTATGCTCTCCCGACCTCTCCTCAGGAAATACTATTCTGAGGCAGAGAAACTCAGAACGGCATTCCCTTGTTCACGGTCGGCGGTGCGGGCGTTTCCGTTGCCGGTGCCGCCGGTGCTGCCGGTGCTGCGGGCGTCTCCGTTGCGGCGGGCGCGGGAGGTGCGGGCGGCGCGGTCGGCGCGGCGGGCGGCGGCGTCGGAGCTGCTGCCGACTGCGAGATATTCGAGATGCCGGAATCGGCGGTTCCTCCGGAAACCGAAGTCACACCAGCCCGAATCTGCTCTGCGGTGGGAATTTCACGCTCACGCCGAGTGTCGTCAAACAAATTCGGCTTTGCGTCAACCCACTGCTGCGCGACGGCGATTTCCTCGTCCGAAAGCGGCTCGACCACAATGTATTCTGCGGTCTGCGCCTTGTTCTTCTTCATGCGAAGTCGAACCGGAAGAGTTTCGCCGACATGATTGTTCAGGTTGTCCCACACAATGTCATTCATCCACATGACATGAATGAAAACCTCCTGCGTGGTGAGGTCGAGAATGTCGACGTAAATCGCCTTGCCGTCACCGGCGGGCGAATACTGCGTCTTCATGTTCTCGCGCTTGTCCACGATATTGATGAGCAGCGGGTGTGCCGCTGCCGCAACATCTTTTGCCTTCAAGCGGTCGCCTTCGATTTGCGAAGTCGGCTCGAAAGTTCCAAGCTGTCCCATTCCCATTTTTGTTTTCTCCTCTGTTGCGGTTTTTCCTTGCCCTTGGTACGCGGTGTGGGTCACCGCAGACCACCGGGGACTCCCGGCTGGCGAACTTGACGCTACCTGATGGTAGCGAGTGATAGCAAGCGGGACTTGCTAGACCTTGGCCTGGTTATCGGCGGACTCGGTATTTTTGTCTGCGATTTCCGACATTTGCTGGTGAATTGCCTCGATGCCCCGCTCCTTTGCGGTGGCAATGAATCCCCCTACCAGCTCGGCGAATTCCTCGATGGTGCGCGCCTGGACACGCTGAATAATGATCCTGCTTTCAATTGCGTTAATCTTGTCAGCATCATTTCCCGCCTCGGGGTGATAACCCTCGTGGAGCATCGTCAATTCTGACTCGTAATGCTCAATGGTGGTCTTGGATTCGTTGGAGGCGCGACTCATCCATGACTCAATCATATTGAGTATGGCTCGATCTTCCCTGCCCTGATTTCGCTTTCGTGCATCTCGTGCTGACATTAATTACCCCTTCGGTGTGAGTGCTGAAAATTTGCCGGTAGGCTTTCCGCCGAGCGCGGGCAGGTTAGCCGGGTCGTGGAATTCCTTCTTGATACGCCGCATCCAGTAGGTATAAATCGGATAGTACCCCTCTGGATTTTCCCCAACCTTATTGAACCGGGGGCGCGTAAAAGTTATCTTACCCTTCTGTACCGGTTCGACTGAGAGATTGACGACGAACCGGAACGGGTAATTGCTGAGCCGAATCTCGTTGCGGATGAATTCCTTGTACACAGTAATGCCGCTCTGCGTTAAATCCAGAACAACCGGCTTAGCGGTAGGGCTATCTATCGGCATGAGTGGCACATACCAGTGCGGCTGGCACTGCGCGGAATGCTTTCCGTCGGTGGACCACTTAGTAAATGGACACGTGGAGCAATCCAGGCGATCGGTCTTTTTTGCTGGCACGCCTTTTTGGTTAGCGTAATCATGCCACGGAAAATTCGCCTGAGGGTTACCCCATTCGCCATCCAGAGAAATACACTGCTTGCCTTTGCTGGCGATTTTTCCGGCGTCAGCCTTGGTAGGATTGTCGTCCCTTTTGGGCCACATCTGGCGCGTCCGCACGAGACCGAGCATGACGCACTGGATTTTCTTGGGCAGCTCTTCGCCGTCCACTACGGCAGACTCTGAGACTGTGTCGTCGAGAAATTCGCACCGCGGACCGGCGGACGACCGAAAAGATGACGTGTCATGGTCAATATAAATTCGGTCGTAGCCGTTGATTTGCTTTCCGGCAGGCTTGGTGGTGGTGGGCTTGAAATTACTGTTGAAATTAAGTCCCATCCTGGTCCCACCCGAACCTTCCGAATTTAGCTTGATTCTTCTTCTTGCGCTTGTTTTGCCGGTACAGCTCGGGCAGGCCCTTTTGGAAAGCTCCTACCTCGAAAGAAAAGAACCGGCGCGGCTTGAAAGCGGACTTCGCAAATCCGATCTCTTCCCATTTTTCCAGGATGCCCCACACCGCACCAGAGCTACACGGTTTTCCGTCCAGCTTCTGCACTTCGTGAGCAATGTATTCCGCGGTGGGCACGACCTCCGAGAAATGGTTCACGAACCAATCCTTGACGACATACTCGACCAGCATTTCCAGTTCACCGCGTGCTCGGCGACCTGATTCGGTCTCAGGAAACTTCGGTACCGGTGGCACGGTTTTCCCGTCCCACGCTTCGGCGAGTGTGGGAATCCCCTTGTCGGTGAAACTAAAAACCGGGTCAGGCTTTCGGGGGCTCATTATTTTGCTTCCTTCCGAGCACCTGATAATCGAAATCAGGGCCATAAATCACGAGTTCGTCATCGACCTTGCATATGTAAATCTTTTCGCCAGGTTTCATGACCAGCTTTCGGTCCGCTACTTCTACCAGAAATTCCCTGAATTTCTGTAGGCAGAAACTTTCTGGACCGGTCGCCAGTAACCTGACTTTGCCACCCAGGCTTTCGGCAATTAATTTATGCGTATTGACACCCAGCCTGTTCATGGCTTACCTCACTTTGCTGGTGCTTGGTCAATAACTACAGGGAACAAACTTAGGACGCCGATTCGATATCCACCGGTCTTGATATCGTAGGTCTCGTTTTCCTTGAGCTGAGACCACCGATCCCACGAATTGAATCCACCGGCGAAGCTGTCTTCGACGTCAAAAGTTCCGCAGCTCGTGGTGAGCCGGTAGGTGCGGGAGGTGTTTCCCTCGGTTGAGCTGTATAGAATATCCTTATTCTGTACCGTGCAATCGCTGTGCCACGTCTGATTCATGTATCCCCAGCGCATCCAGGTCACAATAAATGTGACAATGATGGCGACCACAATAAAGATTCCCGCACCTATTGCAATCAGCGGAGCGTAATCGCGAATCCAGCTGAACGATCGGTTGAAAAAGTTACGCATTGTTATCCCCACTTAATTTGATCTTTGAGTGCATCAAGAATGATGACAAGTTTTCCAGCAGTAATCTTCGCCTTGCTCAGGCGTCGAACGCTAGTGCTCAATATAATCAGAATGGCGCCAATGAAATAGACTGGCTCCCACCATTGCCACCAGCTGAATTTTATGTTGACCAGTAGCGCTATGATTCCAAAAATTACGGTGAACCGTATGCACGCCCGCTCTATGCCCAGAGATTCGTCAATCTCCTTGACGCTCTTTTTCGCGAACTTAATTTCCTTGTCGAGCCATTCGCGAGCGCTTTTTCTTGACTCGGGGTCGTACGGGTTGTACTCAAACGGCTCGGTCATTTTGCGTGACTCCCCGGTCCGTAATTTTCAGGATCGAGCTTGTCCCAATCCTCGTACATCTTTTTAAGCCTCTTGGTGAGCCTGTTGGTGGTACTCGATGCACAGTGCCTGCCATAGGCTGCATTTGTGGCACGCTCGTAGAGTTCAAAGTTATCTAGGCTGGAGATAATTACCACGCCTTCGTAATCCGGATACTTGGGATTTATCGTCAGCTCAATGCATCCGAGACCGTTTGGTCCGCCGTGGTTTTTCACTACTCGATACACCCGGCCCGACACGGTATTTTGGATCGTGTCATTAATGAGTATGTCATTAAAGTCGAGTGGCTTCTTTTTTGCGCGTCCTAATCTCATGCGAAATTCACTCCATTCCGTACCCGACTATCGGCGAGTCCGAGGTATTGCTGTGTCTGTGCCACCGAGCTGTGTCCGAGCAGACGCTGAACCAAAACCAGGTCGCGGCTACTCTGCTCATACAATTCGGTGGCGAATGTGGCGCGAAGGTCGTGGCTGGTAATGCTGTCGCCGTTGCCGTGACGCACGCCAATATTCGAGAATGCTTCGGTGATCTTTTCTCGTGCCCACCGATCCTGTAGGCCGACCATCTTTTCGCGGGGATTCTTCGGGGCGCACTCCAGAAGAATTGCTTCCAGCTCTGTGCTCACCGGAATAACGCGAGTCTTTCCGCCCTTGCCGGTAATCCTGAGAGCCTGCGCGGCGCGGTCCCAGCTCTGGCCGGTCACTGCCAGCGACTCCGCGACCCGCAGCCCCGCCAGCGCGCCGAGAGCGATGAGCAGTCGCACGCGGCGGTCCGTGACAGTCCCTAGAACCGCCCTGACGACCACGATGCCGCCTGGTACCGGGTGCGGGGTAGGCGCGCCTACCGTGGGCAGCTTGTAGGCGCACAGGGCGGCGTCGGCGGCGGCGTCCCCGGTGAACCGGGTCCAAGCCTTGAGCGCGGCGGTGCGGGATTTGAGCGTGGCCGGACTGGCTCCGGAATTCCGCGATTCGATGAGCCATTCGATGGGGTCGGCGTAATTCAGGTCGAGAAACTGGCGAACGATGTTCGTGTAAATACGAACCGTGTTCTTCGACTTGCCGACGCGAAAAAGGCTGGCTTCAAAATTATCAAGCGAGTGAGAATTATTCATGGTGAGTGAGTCCCCGTGAGTGAGTGAGGTCTAGCAGGTCCGATGAGGCCACGCTACCGGCGTTCCCCTTTAATTGCAAGTTACCGGCACTAGGTGCCGTTCCAGCCCAGGTCAACGCGGTCCCACGGTCCCGGCGTGTGGGCCAGGAACAGGGCTGACCGCCCCGTCAGGCGCTCCGTGACCCGCGACGGTCCCTCGGGGTCCACCAGGGCAGAGGGATGCACAGAGACGTTCATAAGGGCCGGGTCCAGGTCGAGTTGTCGCAAGGCTTGTTCCACCATCGGTGAAATGTTTCCGTGGTGGCGGAATGCTCCGCTATCGAGAATCTTTCCCTCGCTGGAAAACATATCGAGCCATGCCGAACGCAGCGCATTAAATGTCACCATGCCAAGCGGAAACATTCCAAGGTAAAATTCATCACCGTCGGGACTAATATAGTTGTACGAGTAAATCTGGTCCGACGTTTCTGTAACAGACACTGGCGCAAAAATTCCCAGACTCGGGATAATCGGCAACATAAAATTGTCCAACTCCATAAGCGGCGCGCATCCCGTGTCGTGGAGTGCGGCGGGCCAAATGAAATTATCCAGCAGAATATTGTGCAGAATAGACACCGTCTCAAGGCGCGCCACTGAATGCTTTACTGCCGAGTCTTGCTGATCTGGCACGGCAAATACGATACTGCCGAACTCCGGTTCGTTATATTCCGTGTCGTGCCACTTATGCACCGTCTTGGTATTTACCATGACCACGGACTCGTGGATATCATGCAACACGGTAACCAGAGGCTCGGCTTTAAGTGTCTCGTCGTACTCGAAATACAGAATACCGTTGGCGCTCGCCAATCGAGACAGCGTATTGCTGTGCAGATATTCCCGCTTGGAATTCTTGATTGCCTGAGTGCCGTACCCTTGTGCAGACATAATCGCGCCAGCGATAGGCGGGTTGTTACGTGTTTGCGTCAACGCGGAGACCAGGATATCCCCGGCATCCATAGCTCGTGCCATGATTATTCTCCTAGCATTCCGAACACTCGGAATATGTCGATGGTTCTCTGTAGTTCGCCAATATCATTATCGAGCGGTTCATTTGCGGGAATCACCGCCCCAGCCGAAATTTCCGCTTTTTTACTTGAGCGCGGCTGTGGTGCGGGTGCTGGCTGAGGCTCTGTCCCAGCCGAAATTTCCGCTTTTTTACTTGAATCCGGCCCAGCCGGAGCCGGTCGCGTGGGCAGGTTAAATCTGTTCGCGACCGGCTCCGGAGCGGCGGAATTCTTTCGGGGCTTACTCGGCACCTTTTTCTCGGGACTGCCCTTTTGCCGGCTCGGCTCTGACGGAATTAATCCACCAAACAAATCAGTCATCAGAAAGGCATCCCGTGTCCGGTGCGCTTGCGCACCTTATTCAAGTCCTGGTACCAGAAAAATTTCTCTTCCGGCAGCCTGTATCTCGGAAAATTCACTGTGAGATTGAGCCTGCCGATATCAATAACCAGTGTCTGCTCCCACCAGTTCACTGCGAATTTGCCCGGACCGCCACAGGCCGGACAGGATTTCTCGAACCTATCTCGTGCCACGAATTTGCGCACTTCGATTCGCTTAATCATCGGTATACATTCCCCTCCTGTTGATGAAATCTTCCCGCTCACGAGCCAGTGAAATTTCCTCAATGGAAATACACTCAGTATTCAGGCATCTAAGTATAAAGTCCATGCGCTTCTGTTCATCTTTAAGGCCATCAATTTCGTGGGCGCATCTCACGTGAACCCTAGCCTTTGAGAGGCCCTCCATTCTTCCTGAGTATTCCGCGACTCGGCATGAATACTCGAAGAATCTAATGTCCAGCATGAAGCTCAGTTTTTCGGTGGCCGACTTAAATCCGTCAGGATCGTCGCGCATGGTGAGCGCCTTCTTGATGATTTTCCAGCGCAAATCAAGCGTATTGCTGTCCAGAAATCTCCAGTACCAATGCTTGGTCTTTGTGAATATTCCGGTTCTAATGCTCATGCCGTCATTCCCAATACTTCCTTGACCTGCTCCTCGCCGATCTTAAATGTCTGTGCAATCTGGATCACACTAAACCCAGAGGCATGGACACTCTTGATTGACGCCACAATTCCAGGGTCGACGGGGCCAGCATTGCTGGGCGGTGTCACGACAGGGACAGCCGGTGCCGGTGCCGCCACAGTTTGTGTTCCAGATTTCTTCGGTGCTGGCGCTGGCTTTTCCTCTGGAACAGGCTGTGGCTTTTCTTGCGCCGCAGGGATAGCCGTATCCGTAAAACCCGGCGTCGGCGGCATCTCCTGTCCGGAAACGCTGGCCTGGTAGCGCTCCATTGCCAGCATGACAACTTCGTCGGAAGTCTGGAAATACGGATGGCTGGCAATCTGAATCGCAATTGCCAGACCTCGACCCGCCGCAGTCTTTGCGGTCTTGTCGACCATGTTTTCCAGGAAATCGCACAGCTCTTCCTGGGTCTGAACTTCATTAATTCGGTTCGGGTCGGCAGCGGCACCTTCCCATTCCATTGCCTGCTTCATGTAATTATCCAGCTCAAGCCACAGCTGCTGAATAATGGTCGGTGCCATCGGGTTTCTCCTTTTGTCGTGAAAGTTCTTGTGATGCTCGCCCATATAATCCCACTGGACGATGGGTCGTGCTGTGTAATCGGCAGGCCACTTACACATGGGGCAATCCATTGCTACCGCAACTTGACCGGGCACTGATATTCCTCCGCTTAGGTGCTCGGTATCACCGAGTTTGTGCCACCACCGATGCTTGGGTTTCTCGAACCTGAAATCAGAATCCGGAAACCATCCACTACAGGTGAGGCATATTTGTTCAGCCATAAGGCCCATGCTTCTTATATGCGTGGTGCTGGAACCTCGCAATAGTGGACCGCTCACCGCATTCTCCGCATATCCAGCCAACCGGCAGGCGGAAGAACTGGATATATCCACCTGCCACCAGCGGTGCCATGATCCGCACGGTTTCCACCGGGTCAGCCCTGTGACGCATTTCTTTTCTGGTGAGCGTTAGTTCTTCTTGCTTAGTGAGGCGCTTCACCGCCGTGTAGATATTATTCACTGACTTCTCCCGAAAGTCGGTTGTACCAGTTCCAGAACCAGCTCTTCTTTTCATGGTTCCTTTCCCGCCGGTAATGGTTTCCCCACCTTTCATCATCAATGACAATAAAGGCGTGCGACATGCACAACTTGATCGGCACTCCTTTATTGTCGACGAATACATATCCGGCGTTATTCTTGCAGCGGTGCTTTTCGATTACCGCCCTCCGCTTTTCCTCGGATACGCCGCTGTCATCCTTGAAAATCGCATACATGGGCAGCTTGCCGTATTTGATTTGCTCACAGCGTGCCTTTTCTGCTGTCGCCGGATACTCCGCAATTCTCGGCGCGGAAGCCAGATATTCTTTTCTGGTCCTGATAATCAGGCTGATCGGCTTTAGGTTATTAGCCATTGGTTTCTTCTCCTGTATAATCAACTGGGATACATGACGCCTGCCGCTCATCTATCCAGTCCAATTCGTTGCGCTGATCGAGGACCGCGAGACATTCCCGGTCCACATGAATTCCGTATTCGATGATCGGGTCTTTCGCGGCGTAATCTCGCGCCTCTAGAATCGTGTCGAACACGGGCGATTTCTCGTCCGGCTGCACCTCCTCGGGGTCGCTCGCGAAACCCATGACCGCCGTGTACTTGCCAGCAATAGCCGGGTGTTTGCATATGCGCCAGTAATTGTCGGCGGACATTGTGTTACTCCTTCTCGCTGGATTCTTTGCCGCAGGATTTGCACACGTAGACAATTTCTACGCGCTGTACCGGCGTGCCGACGCCGCCTGTGCCTTGTGGCGGAATTCGCGTCGGCGGGTCAATGTAGTAGCCATCTGCCTGTGCGCGAGTCATATCACTGGCACATTTCTTGCACATTTTCGGCCCGCCGCAGCGTGCCTTGCCTCTGTCTTTTCGCGGGTACACGTGACCGTGTCCGCCAGGCACTGCCGGTGGAATTCTCATGAGTGAAACCCCTTGTCTACTTTGGCCTTTGTGTTATACGGCTCGTCGACTTTCAGGCTCGGAAATCCCAGCTCTCCGAGCTTTTCTTTTACTGCGCGCTTGATCGCCTTTTCAATTGTTACCTCCGGCACCAATTGATTGGCCTTGATATAGTCGCCGTACGCGCCCATCCACTCTTCTTCAAGAACCTCCACCGTCACTATTGTCGTGACCCGCATGATTTTCTTCTTGCTGCTCTCCGAGGGCACTTCGGATTCCCTTTCTAAACTCCATGACCATCTCGACAATTTCGCTGGAATTCAGGTTGAATACTCCACCGTGGCGACTATATAGCTCACCCATGCAGAATCCTCGTGAAAAGAATTCCGCAAGCTGCCTGGTAATGTATATCTTGACGGCAAGTATTTCTTCACCGGAGCACGTGATAAAATACTCTTTGTTCCTGTTGACCATTTCCTGAAAAACGCGCTCACCTGCCGCATGGAGAATGAGCGTATACAGCGATACATCTCGTTCTGTCAGCGGTGTGATAATCATGTCAAGAACCTGGTCGGTCGACCACTCGAATTCTCCGGCCTTTTCGTGTGAGAGTTTTATGGCGGGCTGTGCCAATAATTCTCTCTCCATTTCGCTTGGCGCCGGAAACATATTATCTGCGTATGTCATGACTCGTCTTTCTCCTTGACTACTTCTCCGTCAATAACGATGCCGTGCGCCATAATTCCGAACATGGTCAGAATTATTTGTTCATACGAGTCGGGGTCTTGCATGAATTCTTCGCCCCAGCACATCTGAAAATCCGGAGCGAATAATTCATAGGCCCTTCTGATATCCTCGTACTCTTCTTCGAGATGTTCGCCCGCGTCGATCCAGATATCGTGCCAAATCGCATCATACTGTGGTAGATTTCCGACGCCGTCCCAGTTGAAATAGTCCGGGAACTTCCAGGCGTCAAAACCGTATGCCACGAATTCGACACCGTTTTCCTTGGCGAGGTCACGGTATGTCGGATGCACCATGTTCAGAATGTCGGTGTTCTGTTCGATTACCGTAATCTTCTTCACGCACGGGGCGTTCTTTATCAACCCAGCTACCACCATGCCGAGCCCCAGGCCGGTAATCAGCACAGTCTCGCTTTGCTCGCGAATTACCTTGCGAATGAATGACAGGTGATCCAGGCGCTCTGCGAGCGTGTCACTCATCCATAAATCACCGTCGATCATGAGCTGCGTGTAAATGCCGGGCGGCGTGTAGCACCTGATTCCATCGGTGAGTAGCTTGGGTTCCAGCATTTCTTCGGTTATTTCCAGCGGCGCAATCTCAATATTGTTGAGCTTGCGCGACGGCACGGCGACTTTCATATTCGCGGCCATGACCGCGACCTCGTTGAGAAACATCTCAGTCGCAGTGAGATTCATTTTGTCGCTCACAGGAAATACCCCTTATCTTCTGCGCTGTAATTGTCGTCATGTGTGGCTACCAGGATTGCGTGTCGCAGTTTGTGTTCATCCCACTTCGTGTATCCACGAAATGCCCTGTGCTTGTTGAATTCCCGATCGCGCACAACCTTTCGCAGCCCCGCTGCGTCGAGGACGTCGAGCCGGTTGAAATCCTGCACGTAGCTTCGCGCCTCGGCGATTCTCCTGAGAAGCCAGCGCGGGGGCGAATTCGTTAGATCACAGTAGGTGCGCGTGGTGTACTCGGGAAAATTCAGCCCCGACAGCGCCGACTGGTGGCCGGTAACCCTGATATCGAAGGCGCGTCCGAATCGGCTCAAATAGAACGAATACCTGAACGGCGTGAACCCCGGTACGGCCACCTGCATGTCCATATCCCGGTCATATTGCGTTCGCTTGTCCGGAAGAATAGTCCGGACATTCTTTTCGGTGTCGTCCACGTATCCGAAAAAACGGTGGCACTGTTCCGTGTAGGAGAGTTTCATTTCAGTACCGTCCAGTCTTCTCGATAATGCGTCCGTAATACGTCTCGCGACCGACCTCGCGAATCATGTCCTGAAGCTGCTTGATCGTTGCGCGCCGGTATCCCTTGGTGATCTTCGGGAATTTTCCGGGAAGTCCACGGTTCTCCATGTAAGAAATCAGCTTCTTGCGAGAGCTGCTTTGTGTCTCGATAAGTGATTCCAGGCGCTGCATGTTCGGCCATGCCATAACGCAGTCGTAGAGCCAGCGCGGCGCGTAGTCGATATTCATGGCGCGATCCCTGCTGTGCCGGTGATACACACGGCGCGTGGCGCCGAACGAGTCCAAGACTTTCACGTTGTTCAGCGTGCCGGTGCGCTGGTCGTATTCGATAACGAAACTCCACGGCTTGAACATTTCGCGGGAGCTGTCCCAGCGTCGCTGGCGCTCTTTTATCTTTCGCACATTCGGCGGCGCATACCCCTGAATGCGGACAATCAGATTCTTCTCCATAACAATCGGTAGCTTGCGCTTCTTGCCGTGAATTGAACCGGTGTCGTAGTCGTTGTTGTGCATGATTCTTTCTCCTGTGTTATTGCGGTTGTGAATGTTACTGCGAGTGCGTCCCAGCCGAAATTTTGGCTTAATTACTTGATAGCCGGAAATAGGTGCGGATACCCCCACGGCTCCTGTGACGGAATAAGTACCGCTCCGGTCCCACCGATTCTCCGGAAGGTCGGTGAATCCTTCATGCAATCGGGAGATACATGACTTCCAACAATAGGCAAGTCCCACAACTCTTCGGTGTAATACTTGCCGCTAGACTTGAATAGGTGGACCGTAATTTTTCTATCCGACCTGCCCACCAGGCTTTCGATAATGTCGATTAGTTTTCCGACACCGTCTTGCTGGATGAAATCATTCCAGTCCTCAATATCTTTTGAGGAGGCGCGAGTGTTCTTGACTCGTTCGTAAATGCCCTTGACCTTGACGAGATGGTCTTGTATTTCTCCGTGTGTCATGTTTTCCATGGATTACCTCACCCTTTCGATCATGTCCTTGACTGCATCTTCGCCGATAATTGACGATGCACTCACGCAGAAATCATTCGCCTGCTCGATGATTTCTTGGCGCGAAAGTCCCGGTGGACAAATCGTGTTGTCGAATCTGAACCTGTCGAGATGATCCATGGTCAGCGATTCGAGCAGTTCTTTCCAGTTCATGATTTCCTCCCCAGCCGAAATTTTGGCTTTTTTACTTGAGATGCTGTGACATTACTCCGGCGTCGGCGGTTCGGCTGGCCGTGAATTCTCGGTGTCGCAGTGCCATTTACCCCACTCGGCGGCCTGCTCGGCGGTGGCAAAAGCCTTGCTTGTCCAGCCGCACATGTGTTTATGGCAGTGTGCCTCCACTAGGCGGTAATATCCGCGCCCATCGTTTTCGTTGAGCGGCGGCGTTAATTCGATAGAATACTGATGATCTGGCGTAAATTCAAAGTGGTGTTCGATAATTTCCAGGTCCATGCCAATTCCGTCCCACATGTTAAATACTCCCCGTCGTAAGCCAGCCATTATTTGCGTGTTCGCCGTAGCACCGCTTATAAAGGTCGTTTGCCGTCTCTGGACAATTTGTCGGCCCGGTGACAAGCTGCCCGTTTTCGCTGATTTTGTTGTGCCGCCCTAGCCGGGTGATAATCATGGCGCAGCCTCTGCCACCGAATTTCTTGTAATACATGAATTCGTCGGGCGAGATTTCTTTTACCACAAAGTTTGAGTTGTGCTTGTACTCATAAAGCCAGTGCCCATAAGTGTCGTTTATGTCGATGATTTCGTCCCACACGATTTCACCGTCTACAATTTCGGTTCGCTTGAGCCTGTTCATGTTTTCTCCTGTGAGTGAGTTTCGGGACTGGCGTAAAGCCGGCCAGACCTGTTATTCGAGACTGGCGTAATTGCCGGCCAGAAATTTATTGGGGACTGTCGTAAAACCTGGTCGAGAGTGAGTGAGTGAAATTAGAAACGTCACACGTGACGTTTCGCGCCCCGGTGCCCTGGTGTGCCCCGACAGATTCTGTCTCGGCACAGGGGCACACAGGGGCGCGGTTGCCCGGTGCCGCCCCCCGCCGCCCCGGCGTCGGTGCCGCTGTGTGCCCCTGTGCCGCGCGCCCCGGTGCCCCGGTGACCAGTCGCAACGTCGCGCGGCACGGGCGGCACGGGGACGCCGGGGCGGCGGGCGGCGGGCGGCGGGCGGCGCGCTACCGGCGTCGGGACAGATAGCGCGCCGTGTCGCGTGCAAATTCGCGACGTTCGCGGGCGCGGTAGATTTTTGACTTATTCTTCTCGCACTTGTTCCCGTAATCTGCACGGTTACGATCCGAACAAATCATTGCCGTTACTGTCTTGTCGGGTGTCATGACTAAAATCACCGTCTACTCCAAAAGTCGAATGCCTGAGATTTTCTTTCATTCCGGACCTCAAGCAACCCTTTCATTTCGGTATGCACTTTGCACCAGGATTTACATGCCTCGATTAGCTCGGCTTTTTTCATCCTGGACCAACCACTGCAAATAACCCATGTGCTGGCAAATTCTCTCAGTTGAGACATATTCCACGAATCGAAATCGGGCCAGTCTCTCATGTTTCCTGTGCTCACCGGATTTACTCCTGCACTAATTCAAGATCGTTTTCAAATGTCTCGGCTTTTCTCAGCGCCAGCATTGCGGCGAGTGGCTTATTTTCCAGCTCGCACTTTTCGGCGTGGCGCAACCAGAAATCTCGCGCGGCCAACAGTTCATCGGCGGTCATATCTTTTGCCGCCATAACCGTATAGGCCGGTATAAAATGAACCACCGAACCGTTGGTGGTGATGTACTGAAATCCACCACCATGCAACAGAGTTAATTCTCCCGGCCTACGGGAAAAGTCGTGGACCAACTTTTCCCATTCATACCAACTTGTGGTCGTAATATCCGCCTCACGATCCAGTGAGCGATGCTCGATATTCCACCATTTCTTGGTGACAACGCGAATTTTCACAGGATTCTCTTTTCGATTTCCTTGATAACCGTCTTGAGATCGGTACTGGATTCAACCTTGATGGTATCCAGCCCGAATTTCTTCGGCGAATCGGTGAGCATACCGACACCCAAAACCCCGACTCGGCGCTGCTGTAGCAGCTTGATTTCACGGTCGATGATTTCAACTTCTTCGACGTGATTTGTCTCCGGAATATTGCCGTCGGTGAAATAGATAATCAGCTGCTTGCGCGCGTTCGATTCACGCTCAAGCACCTTGCGATAGAATTCCAGGTTGTGGCCGTCCAGACTGCCGGACATGGGCAAAAGCTGAGACAGACGATCCTTTGCCATATCATTCCACGGCTTCTTTAGTCCCTTGACCTCGAAAATTTCCTGTGTCAGGGAAGGCCCGTAAAAATCGTCGCCGGACCTGCCGGTAGTGTGCGCGTAAATGGCGAAGTTCACGCCGACCTTGTGGAACAATTCCGCCGTGTGGTGGGCGATTGTCTTGATTTCGCCAAGCAGATTGCCGCGCGACGTCGACCCGGAAATATCCAGTCCGATAATCACGTCGTAATCCACACCCTCGGCGCGCAGCTTCTTTTGGAACACGCGGTTATCACCGGTGGACAATTTGTGCAGCGAGCGAGACGAAATCTTGCCCTTTTTCTGGTTGCGCTCCATCTTGTCCATCTTGGATTCACCGAAAACCCGACGCGCCACCAACAGGGCACCGGCAATTGTCTGCCGAGTCTCCTCGGACTTGACCGGGTAAACCCCACCACTGTGCCACGTGTTGTCATCCATATATGCGCGGTGTGAATCACCGGTGTGGACTTTCAGGCCAGCGACGCCGCGCGAGAACGTATCGAAATCTTCGGCCTGCTGTGCGGCACGGTTAATATTTTCTTCGATGAATCGCTTGTGCAAATCCGCCGTCGCGGCATTATCGCCGTCACCACGATTTCCGGTGCGAGACGCCGGATCGCCGTGTCCCAAAGCCTCTTCCAGTGCCTTCTCGAATTCTTCCTGAGAGATTTCGACCTTGGTCTTTTCCTCCACGTCGGAATGGTCTACTTCGCCCTGATTACTGGCTCCGGTGCCACCAGAATTACCGTCACTATTTCCGGTCTCGTCACCCTCGAAATCGTTATCGGTGGCAGACCCGTCTGTGTGGGATTCTCCGGCGGACTCACCCGGTTCTGTGCCGCCCTGGTCGGAATTGTCCTGTCCGGAATTTTCCGAGTCATTACCGGCATTCATTCCCGACGCGGTGCCGCTATCAGAATTGTCTCCCGACTCATCGGTGCCGCCACCCTCGGCATTATCGCCACCCTCGGCATTATCGCCGCCCTCGGCATTATCGCCGCCCTCGGCATTATCGCCGTCTGTGTCGGCGGCGTCGGCGTCACCCTCGGAATTATCTCCGGAATCCTGGTCCGAATTACCGTCAGCGCTGTCCTGGTCGCCCTCGGACGAATTCGCGCCGTCCTGCGCCGGATCACTGGCGTCGTCCTTTTCTTGGGACTGGCCTGAATCCTGGTCGCCGCTATCGGAATTGTCGGCAGGCTCGCTATCGCCGGACTCACCGGAATCACCGGGCTCACCGCTAGCCGGGTCATTTCCCGGTTCGGGCTGCTCCGGTTCGGGCTGAGAAGCATCCTGGTTCTCGTAGAACTTGTGCGGAAAAACCTCACCGTTGGTGAGATCACAGATAGCCGCGCACAGCACAATCGCGTGAATAATCGCGTCAGTGAGACTTTCTGGCGTGCGAATAAGTCCCATTTCATCGAGACCCTGCACCACCATATCGACGCGGTCGTCCAGGTGTCCGGTAATTTCGACACCCTCGGCCTCGAAAAGGTATCCAATCGGAATCTGCCGAGAAATCGGCGTCTTATTCCACTTGATGACCTTGCCATCGGTGAGAATAACGCCACGTCGCAGAATGGTGTATCCCTGCCAATACCGCTGGTCTCGCACGCCGGGACGGGAAATAGCCGCCGCCTCGTCGATGCGGGTGTCCTCGGTAATCAGCAGCATGGACTTTCCGCCGCCTGGATAAGCGGTCTCGGCCATTGCTTGCGGGTCATTACGGTTGAATCGCGACGACCCGAACAGGTGCGCGCAGAAACAAATGTCGTCGACCATCTTCGCGGTAATTCCCGAGCCCTGCACACGCAATGCGGTGAGTCGCTTTTCCAGCTCGTCACGGTAGCTTTCGTTCCACTCGAATTTCTCGAATGAACCGTTGATGCAGTGTGAGATTTCGTGGTGCAGCGAAGAATAGAGTTCTTCCCACTTTTCGCACGCGGGGCATTCCAGCAACCCGGTGGACATATCGCGTCGTCCGCACAGCGGCGCGTCGTGGTCGACATGAAATGCGAGATTCATCGGCGGGCGAATGTAAATCTTATTGCCGTCGGTGTAGGTATTGCTCCCGACGACAACCTGGTAATTCTTGCGGTTGCCGCCGAGAGCGCGTGCGAATCGGCTCAATCCCGGCGCGAGACGCTGGAATTCCTTGGTCGCGGTCTGTGCGACAATTTCCTCGGGAGCCAGCGAAGCGCTGTATTCGCCCGGCTTACTGTTACGGCGTGCCATGATTTCTCCTGTGCGAGTGAGTGTGAGTGAGTGAGTGAGTGTAATTACAGCCAGGGAATTTCAGCGTGAACGTCGGTATCCGCGTCAGCCAGGTATTTATTCTGGACAACGTCGCGAGTCTCATCATTGAGCCACACGAAAACGTGTCGCTTGTTTTCATTCTCAATCCACCGTAGCGCGCTGTCGACGTCTCGAAAACCCTGTGCCACGCACCCGAAATGATCTTCGTAATACACGTCCCACACTCGGCGCGGGTGATCCAATCGCACGCCATTCACACTGTAAATGTCCCGGCTTTCCACCGTGTTGGCGATTGCGTAGGGCTTGCCGTAAAAGTGAGCAAAAATCTTCATTGTTTTCTCCTGTGCTTATTGTGAGCGAGCGAGTGAGCGAGTGAGTGTTATTACTACGGGCGAATGATGTTGCCGTACTGGTCACGCGGCATACGCGGGCGTCCACGCTTTTTGCCGGTGTCGTTGTTTCCGGCACGCGGAATTTCCGTGTCGTACGACTTGACGATCTGTAGGATTTGCTCGGCGTCGTCAGGCTCCAGGAAATCCGCAACCGCCATTTTGTAGCAGTCCCGCAAATCGAACACGTCCGAAACCAGCGCCACCTTAAGCTGCTCACGAACCGCCCAATGTACCGGGAAATCCTGAGGTGCCAGCTCGCGAATGTCCTTGGCAATTTTCATGATCTTGTCGAGCGTGTTCGGGTCGATATCGAATCCGGCCTCATCCCTGCAAGCCTTCTTGATAATCTTACGCTCGACATTCTCAGCCGGTGCCGGGAGCGAAATGTGGTGCAGTCGCGAAACATCCGCCGCCGCCAAATCTCGGGTACCAGCATTTCGCATGTCCCAACTCGGATTAAAAGCCATACCCAAGTAGCAATGCTTATTTTTGACAATGATTTCTGCCTTATTCATCGTCAACATGAGCTGCTTGGAATTATCTGTGAGCGGGCGCAAGAACTGCCACACGTCATTACTGCCGGTATTCGGTTCGTCGATGCAGATAATCGACGGCTCCGAGTATGCGCGAGAAAGAATACCGTACTCGAAGTACGTGCCTTTTTCCGGAGAAGCCTCTTTCGACCCGGCTAGCTCGTCCAATTCCATCGATCCGGTCACCGAAATTCGCACGAATGGCATTTGCATGAGCCATGCCATGTACTTGAAAAACTCGGTCTTACCGGTACCGGGGATGCCGTTAATTGCGGGAGTCATTCCACGCTTCCACAATTGCGCGACACGGTAGGCGACGTTCTGATGGTCAATGTAATTCTCGGGGTGAGAATCGTCACCGGTCATCGGAATCATCGAGCGCCACTCCGGCTCGAAATGCTTTGGATCGAAAACCGGGACAAGCGCATAACGCTCACTGTTGCCCTGGTCGTAAATCCGACGCCACCCGACAATGCCGTCCATTTTGTCATCATCGCTAGCCGGGTCGAGCTGGTCGTCCTTTTTCGTGGCACGCTTTTTGCCGGGCGTGTTATTGCCGGTCTCTTCTTCGCCTTCCAGCAATTCCTTTTCCCAGTCAGCGAGTCCGCGATTATTGTCCAGGTGCGGGTCGAGCTCAATGCTGTACAGAGCCGAGTCAACGTTATTTGCCTCCTGTGAACCGATGCTCACGGAAGAATCGCACGCGGCACCGACTTCCTCGGCATTTCCGTTGGGAATAGCGAGGCGCTTGAGCGTGCAAACATTGGCAATGATGCCATTGGTCGGCGTAAATGCATCCTTGTCGGCACGGTAAAAAACACACGTGCGGCATGTGCTCACGCCTGTCGATGCATGATATACACGGCCTGGACCAAACTGTACCGGCGTTGCGGTGATATTGCCGAGAAAGATTTCCGGCGACACATTATTGCCGGAACTGGTATCGGTGCGCTGATAAGACGGGCACTTGTTTGCGAGTGCAGACAATTCCCGCGAAACGTGCGGCCGATCCATTTCGGTATTCACCGTGGTCAAGAATCGCGAGAACTTACCGCAAATTGCACCACCGCTGGCGGGACGATTGAGGATTTTTTCCTGAAGCTCGGTATTTCCCGACGCGATAAAAAATACGCAAGTCTCGCACGATTTCGGCAGACCGGGCGTGGCCGGTGCCGGTGCCGGTGCCGGTGCCGTCGCGGCGGCGGCGGGCGGCACGCTGCCCTGTGCGGGCGGCGTCGCGGCGGCGGCGGGCGGCACGTTGCCCTGTGCGGGCGTCGGGGCGACGGGGGTAGTCGGCATAGGGGCAGACGGTACCGACGGCACAGCGGCGGATACAGCGGCGGCACCGGGCAGGGGCGGCACAGGGATAGCAGACACGGGCGGTCTCCTGTCGAGTAGTAGTGATTAGGTCCGGTTACAGGGTAACACAGGGGCGCGCCGATAGGTGAACGTATGGGTAGGCGTGTCTGTGTTAGGGGACTGGCAGTGTTGGCACTGTGCGAGCCGAAATTTTCGCTTAATTACTCGCGAGCCGAAATTTTCGCTTAATTACTCGCGAGCCGAAATTTTGCGTTAATTACTCGCGAGCCGAAATTTTGCGTTAATTACTCGCGAGCCGAAATTTTGCGTTAATTACTCGCGAGCCGAAATTTTGCGTTAATTACTCGCGAGCCGAAATTTTCGCTTAATTACTTGATCTGGCAGCGTGGGACCGGGCACCCGGCGCGCCCGCCGCGCGCCCGCGCGCCCCGGCACGCGCCCCGGCGACGCGCGGCATTGCGGCGGCGGGGCGGCGGCGGGAATAAAAATAAGGGCACCCTTAGTTCTATTCTTTTATTTTGGGACCGGCATTTAGCCGGCGCGATAGTTTATCTCAGATTTATGATCGTAAATCTCGAGAAAATAGCAGAGAAAAACCGCACTTGCATGAAAAAATAAAGCCGCGTATTCTTTCCTTAGTAATTACGCGCGAAACACTCACCACGACAGGAGAAAAAATGTCCGAGAAGAATACGGTTAAGGTAAATATCAACATGACTGTTGAGGTCGATTTTGATTTCTGGCAACAAAGCATGAAAGAACTTATTGCACAGGGCGCGAATATTGATCCGGCTAAAATCACTAAGCGCGCGTTGCAAAACAATTTGAAAGCGCTTATGGAAGAACAACTAGAATTTGTTTGCGACGGCGATAGCGGCGAAAACGGATACGCGCCGATTGTGAATTGGCTGAAGTAATCCCGCACAGAACAAAACTCAACTCAACACAGCACAGAAAAACCGCCGCCCCTGGAATTCACGGGGGCGGCGGTTTTTTGTTGTCTGTGCTGCCCTGTGCCGCGCGTAATCGCTGTGCCGGTAGTCCAGGGGCGCGGCGACGATTTCGCGGCGGCGGCGGTTCTAGGGACTGGCAGATTTGCCGGCGTGGCACAGTAAATCCCTGATTTGTTATCGTAAATTTTCTGAATCTGGATTCAGCCGGCGATTTGCCAGTCCCAAAAATTCACTATCACAAACCGGGTATTTAGGATCGAACCAGGTGCCCTGCCAGTCTTGAAATTCCGCCCTGGCCGGCATAGTTGCCAGTCCCGTAAATGCCCCTGGTTTGCCCTGTGCCGCGATAAACCGGCGCGGCGGGGCACCTAGACCGGACACACAATTACGCTCGGCACAGGGCAAACCAGGGGGCAGAAATTTGCTGTGCCGTTTCGCAGCGCACAGACAACAAAAAACCGCCGCCCCTGGTCCGTGATGACCAGGGGCGGCGGCGGCGCGCTGTGCGGTTTTTACTGTGTGTCGGCGACCAGGGCGGCGCGGTTTGCCTGGTCGGCGGCGGCGGTCAGTCTCTCAATCGCGGCGGCGTCGGCGACGCCCGAGGAGATTTCAAGCGTGATGCCCTTGAGTGTCCGGTAATTGTGCTCCGGTCCGACTGTCATCGACGCTGCGATTTCGCGCCGGTACGTGCCTTCCTGGTCGCTGTGCAGTGTGTTGTTAACCGACCAGGGCGCGCTATCCCAGATGAACAAAATGTCAGCAAGGTGATGCTTGATTTTGGTTTCAATTTCGGCGCGCGTCTCGGCACTGAAAACCATTGTGAAATCGTCGCGATAGTCGTCGGCGGTAACAACCTGGCGAACCTTTGCAAAGAACATTTCGTCTCCTGTGTGTGAGTGTTCGCGCCCCCGGTTTTCGGCGGCGCGGTTGCAACGCTACCAGGAAACCGGCACGCGGTCGCAACCGGCGCGAATTTCGTCGGTGCCGCCCTGGACCAGGGCGCGCCGGTACTGAGAGACCAGGGGCGCGAGAAAGCGGCTCACAGGGGCACACAGACAGCAAAAAACCGCCGCCCCTGGTCTGTGATGACCAGGGGCGGCGGTTCTGTGTGTCAGTCCCGATTACTCGGCGGCGGCGTCGCCGGTCTCGGCGGCGGCGGTCTCGGCACCCTTGTCGGCGGCGGTCTCTGCTGCCTTAGGCTTGCGACCCTGCCCCTTGGGACCACGCCCGAGCGAAACGCGCGCCGCTGCCTTTGCGAGATCAGAAACGTTGGGCTCATCGCCCTTTTGGCCGTTTTCGATAAACGCGCGGTACTGAGTGGCGGCGTTCTGCTCATCCGGCGTGACGATTTCCGCAACCTTTGCCTGGAAATCTTCCACGGAAATTCCTGCCGGGATATCCGACAGGGCAACCGCGTAGGCAAGCTGAATTTGTGCGACCAGGGCGGCGGCGGCGGCGACAGGGTCAGCGGCATTCTTGACGCTGCCACGCTCGGCGGAAATCACCTTGAAACCGTGCTGAATCACGGTGGCATATGCCCCGGCGCGCTGGGCGGCGGGAACAATCTTCGCCGCGTCACCGGTGACAACCGCGTCGTTCATTTCCTTGTCGGCGGTCAGCTTCGCGTCGCGAATGAAAGTCCGTGCCTGGCGACGGGCATCTTTGTCCGAGAGCTTCGCGAAGGCCTCACGAATCACGAGAATTTCGTCGGTATCCTCATTGGCGAAATTCGCGGGATTTGCGGCGACCAAGTCGCTGACAATTTTGACGAAATCGGTAACCTCGGCCGGGATGGTATTCACGGTGCCGTTCTCGGCGTCGCGTGCCTTGACATCTTCGGCGGCGGCGGCGGCGGCGGTCTCGGCGGCGGCGGGGGCGGCGGTGGTTGCGGTCATTTCAAAATCCTTTTTCTGTGAGTGGCCGGAGCGGGTGCCCCGGTGCCGGTTTTCGGTCCGACAAGGGAGAACTTACGGGATGAATTCAGAACGTGCAAGTTTTTCCGTGTGGCGGCGGCGCGCCCCTGGTCTATGCCAGTCCCCTAGTCCAGGGGCGCGCCGCCGACCCGGCTAGGGCGCGTACTTCCGTTGTGTGAGCGACCACCGATAACCGTCGGTTTGCGTGCCGTCGGAATACACAGCGACGCCGTCGCCAGAGAACGAAATCAGTGTGCCGTTGCACGCGCCCTGGTAGGGCGATTCATCTTCCGAGAGCGTGCCGGTGCCGGATAGTCGGACCGGTTGCGAGAAATCACAGTGTGACCAGACGGGAACAATTTCCGGCGCGGCGGTAGGTGCAACCGGCGCGAGAATCGCCGCGAGTATGAGTGCGAGCGTGTGCATGATTATTTGTCTCCTGTGTGGCTGGTGAACAATTCATAGAAACCGACGGCACAGACCAGAATGAGAATGACCAGTGCCGGTATGGCGGATAGACGGTAAATCCAAGTGAGAGTGTCCAGGATGAAATTCACGGTAGCTACCGCCCTACCGTGAAAACGTGCGACTCCCCGTAACAGTCATCGCTACACAAATCACAACGGAAACAGTCTGTTTCGTCGCTGTGCTCAAAAAACACATGCGGCGCGTTCCAGTCTTTCTTTATCGCTGCCAGCGTCGCGTCAATCGCTGCGATTTCTTCCGGCGTGTGTGCGCTGTCGTCGGCGTTGTTGAGGTACACAGCGCACAGGGTGCAAACCCGAATGATTTTTCCCATGATTTCGCGCCCCCTCACTTGCCCATAAAAACGCGGGACCGGACCGGCACGGCAGGGCGAAAACCCTGCCACCGCTGGGACGTTTGATTGTACTTCCAAAGGGTGCCGTCGTAGCCAACGTGGACATGCCGCGTCGCGTGACCCGGTGCGATTTCCAGGCGTCGATGCGCGCCCTTTTTCAGCGACACGGGGGCGGCGGAAATCATCGCGGCGGTTTCGAGGTTGCGGCGGAATTCGGCGGCGGCGGTAGTGCTGTGCCTGCCAGTGCGGTAAGTGCTCATGTGCTGTGTCTCCTGTGTGTGAGTGAGTAGGACAGGGCAACCCTACCACGGGCGGCGCGGTTATCCGGCACACATGTAGCCGCGTGCCAGTCCCCTAAGTCTCACCCTGTAGTCGAGGTTATGCCAGTCCCGTTACTGCCCCCTAGCTGCCCCGTAGGCGGCCTAACGGGGCGGCTGGTCACAGGCACCCTAGGTACCCGCTAAAAGTCGCTTAGCGTGGAACCGCCCTGAAATCGCTTGCGTAGCAAGCACTTTCAAACCGCCCCGCAACGTCTGGCATGACAGTCCTGAATTTACCCCTTGACAAGTGCAGAATTTACTGATTCACAATCTGCGATTAAATATAGCAAAGCCGGCGGTATGACGGTCCCTAGTTGAATTGCCGTGCGCTACAGCGTTTTTCGGGCGCGGTTCTGTGAATGCCCCTGTGCCGCAATAGCTCTCACCAGGTTCTGTGCCAGTCCCAATTTATGGGCACACACAGGGCGCGCACAGTAACGACCCGGCTACCCCGGTCTCACTCACGCCCCCTGTGTGTGACAGGGCGTAGGGCACGTGAATACCAGGGGCACTGTGTGGCACAGGGGCACGTGAATACCAGGGGCACTGTGTGGCACAGCGTGAGAAAAAGCCACCGCTCACATTTTGAACTGTATTGGGTAAAGAGTGAGGGTAAGTGTGAGTGTTGGCCGTGAATTTCTGTGTGTGAATTTCTGTGTAATGAATTTCTGCGTGAGGAGTGAGTGAGGAGTGAGTGAGGAGTAAAAGAATTGTGGGCAAACCAGCACAAATAATACGGGCGGCGTTATGGGGGGGGGGCGCGCTACGGGGCAATACGGGGAGCGCTATACGGGGCGGCGCAATACGGGGCGCGATACAGGAGACAGGATTACAGGGGCAGGGTTAGAGGTTTGCGAAATGTCTTGACGCTAGTTGATTTGGTCGCGTTGTGTTTGTTGTGCGCCAAGATTGATTTATGGGCCGTTTTTCTACTACTTGAAATAGCGGCCACGGAATTTCTCGCGCGCTATTTCCAGCGCGCCCCGTGCTGTGTTGCCTCGTTGTGTCGCGCCCTGTGCAGTGCCGCCCCGCATTTCTGTGCAGTGCCGCCCTGTGCAATTCTGCCCCGTAGAAAATGTGCCCCTAGAAAATGTCTCGCGACAATTCTGCCGATAACCAGAGTTATCGGCAGTGCAATTCTCACAGCGATACGGGGCACTAGCAGGATCAATACCGATAACTAGTGTGCCGGTTTTTGAAATGAACACAGCGCGCCGGCAAATACGTCAGTCCCCTATTGTTGGGACCATTTTTTTGAAAGGGTGGAATAGCGCGGAAATTCACTC